GTCGGCAATGGCATCGATGTCATGGGTACGTGGGTTTCTGTCCCACCCTTTTATTTTATCCAGCTCTACCCACTCGGCGGCCGATTCTCGGAACTCCATTACGGGAGCGGGAGTGCTTATCGGGGCAGCGGGGGCAGAGGGAAGAGCAATTTTCTTTTTAGCCATAGAGCAAGTATAACCATCAAAGCGGGTGCGCAATCCAATCAATTGCCTCTAGCATTAGTGCTCGGTGCAATAGTATGGTTAGAATATAGGCATGAAGAAAACAAGTGCGATTGGCCGAAAAGGAAGGCATCCGATAACAAAAGAGGTGTTTGGGGCGCTTTTGGAGTCATACAGAAATGCGCCTCAAAAGCATTCCATGGCGGGATCTGCCGCTGGCGTAGATCCGAGGACGGCTAAGCGTGCTTACTTTTTCGGCTGTTCTGACCAAGTAGATAAGCGGCCTATAAAGGAAATACTCGCCTCCGAACAGATAGCGGCGCGAGCTCATGTTATCGAAGAGCAGAGGGAGGAAAACCGCGCTCAAGACAAAGAGATGAGCGATGCAAAAACCGATGCGATTGAATCGCGAAAGGTGCAGGGGCAAATCCTGCGCCTTGCCCGTTCCAACGTCATGCAGGCTCTAGCGGCCACCGCTGATATCATGCGCACCGCAATCGCCATGGGTGAGCGGTGTAAGGAAAAGCTTCAGGCGATGCTATACCGCGACAAGACTCGCGAGCCGGGCAGTGCGCCGTGTCCTACGTGCGGCAGGGAGCCCGAGAAGTTCGATGCCAGAGCGATACTTTCGATTTTGGATCAAATGACCAACGTAGTGGCCAAGGTGGTAAGTCTTTCGCAGCAAGTGACGGAAATGGAGCGGCTGTACCTCGGCGACCCGACTGCGATTATCGCGATTGAAGGCGTTGAGACGATGACCACTGAAGAAGCAGAGACGAGGCTAAAGATTGCGATGCAAGCGGTACAGGGGGCTATCGAGTTGAGAAGGCAGAAGGAGCTATGGGCGGTCGAGGACGAAAAAAGCCAAGCGCCGACTAACGGCAAACACGTTCATTGATGGAAACCGTAGCGGTAGAAAACGATGTTGCCCTTAAGGTGATTGCTGCCGAAAGAACTCACCTTTCGATGGCGAGAGAGGACCCGGCGGCTTTTTGCTCTTATGCGCTTCGCAACGAAGAAAACGGCTCTCGCATCTTCAATAGCCCAATGCACTACCGCTGGCATCGGCTACTGAGCCGATACGACCGCGTCGTTATCTGGGGGCACGTCGAGAGCGCCAAGACTCAACAGATAAGCGTAGGCCGGTCGATATGGGAGCTCGGGCACAATCCGAATCTGCGGGTCGTGGTGGTATCTAACACCGATGGTATGGCGGGCAAGATTAGTAGCCAGGTGGCTAAGTACATCATTCAAAGCGCTGATGTCAGAGCGGTGTTTCCAAAGCTTGTGCCTGACCCGAGCTCGTCGTGGACAGGGCACTGGTTTACCGTACAGCGAGAAACGCTTGCCAAAGACCCGAGTTTTCAGACGTGCGGTATTCACGGCAACGTGCTTGGTTCGCGTATCGATTTATTGATTCTCGATGACGCGCTTGACTACGAATCTACTCGTACCGATGCGATGAGAGCAGATTCTATCAAGTGGTTCAAGAGCACGCTCGAAGGCCGGCTTACAGCCGACTCTCGGGTATGGGTACTCGGCATGGTGTGGCATCCGGACGACCTGATGCATCTTTTGTCTAGCAACCCCTTGTACCACTCTATGCGCTCGCCCGTGATTGACGAAGAGGGCAAATCCACCTTTCCTACTCAGTGGCCGCTGGAGCGTATCGAGAAAAAGCGCGTTGAGCTTGGTCCGTTAGAGTTCGACCGGCAGATGCTATGCCGGTACATCGCCGATACCGAAAGCCGATTCAAAGCCGAGTGGATAGAGCTATGTAAGGAAAGGGGCGACGGCAAGAACCTTTGCTACGCTCTCATGCAGGTGCCCGATGGCTATCGCACGTTTACGGGAGTGGATCTTGCGGTACAGGAGCGGGACGGCTCAGCGGAAACGGTTCTATTTACTATCGTGGTACACCCCGATGATAGCCGGGAGGTGCTTGATATCACCGCGGGCAAGTTCCACGGCCCCGAGATTGTAGACCTTATAATAGACGTGCAGCGTAGATATCAGAGCCTAGTCGTAGTCGAGAACAACGCCGCTCAAGACTTCATCATTCAGTTTACCAAGAACCAAGCCAGTATCCCTATCGAGCCATACACCACAACCGCGCGAGCGCATCACCCCGAGTACGGGGTAGAGAGCATCGGCGCGGAGATGGCGGCTGGTAAATGGATCATCCCTTCACGTCGCACCGAGCTTGAAAACGGCGACCAGACGCTTATCTGTCATCCCGAAGTACAGCGGTGGATAAACGAGCTTATTTATTACGACCCGAGAGCGCATACCGGAGATAGGCTGATGGCCTCCTTTTTCGCTCGCGAAGGGAGTAAGATGGTTATAGTCAAACCCAAGGCGCGGGCCTTCCATATCGATACCATGTCGAGGTAGAACAAAGCTTATGTCTAGCGCGACCCCTTCAAACCCCGATGCAGCGCGAAAGATGATTTACGCCGACCCGATATCGGGAGCGATGAACGAGACTAAGCATTTGGCGGGAAGCCTTAACTCGCGGCAAATCGAACTCAACCGATTATGGGCGTTTTATGCATGCCAGCATTATCACGGTCGTAAGGTCGATTGGGACGGAAAAGAAAACCTTGAGCATATCGAAAGCGAGGTGGTGGCGCAGTCGGGAGTTCTACCGCCTGGCTTTATGGATTCTGGTCAGACTTTGCCGTTGAAGTTTCGAAAACCTACAGCGCCCTACCACTTGACTCGCGTTATCGTCAACCGATTCACGGGCCTTCTTTTCGGTAAGAAAAGAGCGCCCAAGATTCACGTCATTGACGACAAGCAGACCGACGATTGGATTCAGGCGTTTATCACCGAGACTCGGCTCTGGTCGCGAATGATTTTAGCGCGTACCTACGGCGGCGCGATGGGTTCGGTAGCGGTGGGCTTCAAGTTCGTCAACGGCGTGCCTGTAGTCGAAGTGCACGACCCGAGGTGGAGCTTTGTCGATTTCGAGGACGTCGAGAGCGGCACTTTGCGCAGCTACGAGAAGCGGTATCTCTATCCCAAGGAGTTACGAGACCCCGCCACTGGCGAGTGGTACATAGCCCAGTTTTGGTACCGCCGGGTTATAGATAAGATGCGCGACCGCATTTGGCCCGCGGTGCCCGCCGAAGACGATGAGGAGCCCGATTGGAACGACCCGGCGTACAAGGTCTACCAGGTCGAGCACGGGTTTGGATTTGTGCCGGTAGTTTGGATACAGAACCACGAGGTGCAGGGGTCAGAAGACGGCTGGAGCGATTGCGAGGGCGTCTACGACTTATCCGAGTCGATAGACGCGCTTTTGTCACAAGCCAACCGAGGGGTTTTGGCCAACTGCGACCCGTCGCTTGTGATCTCTTCAGACAGCGAAGGGTTTGCCAATGGCGTTCGCAAGGGAAGCGAAAACGCGCTCTGGGTAGAAAAAGGCGGTTCGGTCAACTACATGGAAATCACTGGCAACGGTCCTCGCACGGCGATGGATTTAGCCAAGGAGCTTCGCACTCTCGCGCTCGAAGTGTCGCAATGCGTTTTGGATACCAACTTCGAAGGCCCCGCTCGCACCGAAGAAGAAGTAGCCACCAACTATAGCTCGATGCTTGAGACCGCCGACAAGCTTCGGGAGCAATACGGGGTGGGAATCTACCGGCTACTAAAGCTCGTTGTCAAAGCCGCCCGTCAGCTTGAGGAGCCCAACGTCTCGGGCGCCGAGAGTAACGTTAGGCTCATATCGCGCACGATAAAGCTACCGCCGAAAGTCGAGAGTGATTCGTCAGGCGAGAACGTCACGGTTACCGAACGGGTTCTAGGGCGCGGTACTACCGTTGAGCTGATTTGGCCTAACTACGGCGAGCCGTCTCTTGCGGACGCGGGCCAAGCGGTTGTCTCGTCGTCTCAAGCCAAGATGACTGGTCTTATCGACCTAGAGACTGCGATAAAGCACATAGCGCCCTACTTCCAAATCGATAACATCGCCAAGGTCAAGGCAGCGGCCGAGAAGGAAATGAAAGCCGAGAGTGCCGACGTGATGCAAAAGATTATGAGCCAAGCGGGAGCTGGCGTGATGTCGGGAAAGACTAAGCTTTGACCACTCGTCTTATTTATCGCGGTAGGATTATCTGGGCTAACCAGCGACCGGAAAAGCCTCCCGTATTCAACGACCCGGCCAAAGACGAGCCGAGTGCCGTAGCGCCTATTCGCTCGGGCATTACGTGGTTTGACCCCGAGGATAAGCTCTACTACCGCGTGGTTTCCCAAGGTCGTCTGAGCGGCTCGGAAGGTTGGGGCGAGGTGGCGTTCTGGACGAACAAGTATCTCAAGACCACGTGGCCGAGATTTAGGGAGCTGGTGCTTGAAGGCTACTTCGATGCGGCAATGGAAGAAAATACGCTGATCCGTAAGTACCGCGCGCTCGATATATCGAAGTCGTTGGCAAGGCTTGAAACGTTTTCCAAGAAAGCCAAAAAGCCCGGCTTTGCAGCGAGGGCTCTATGATAATCGCGGTAGACTTTGATGGCACCGTCGTAGAGCGCAGTCATGATTACGGCGAGCCGAAGGAAAAGCTTTACGTGCTGCCTGAAGCGCGTATCGCTCTTCAATCGCTCAAGTCCGCCGGTCACACGCTTATTCTCACCTCGTGCCGCGCCAATACCGCTCAAAGAAAAGACTGGCGGAAAAACCCTTTGTGGAAAAACGGCATTGTTCCGTTTGACGAAAAAAACTGGGCCGACAGCCAACTGAAATGGGAGCGCGCCTATCACAACATGATTCGGTGCATCAACCGAGATTTGAGAGGCGTGTTTGACGCGATAGATAGCGGCGATCAGGGCAAGGTAATAGCGCACTTATACTTAGACGACCGCGCGTTTCGAATAACACACGGGAGCTGGAAAACGGTGGCTGAAACTTATGGCGATGGATTTGAAAACCAAAGCGAAGAAGATAGCCAAGAGGCTTGACGAGATATGCCGCGGCAGTGGCATCAAACGAGCTTACCAGGTGCAGCGCGCCACCGCACGAGTACTCGGCCATTCCAAGTACAGCAAACCCGCTAACGACAATGGCAAAGACTATGGCAAAAACTGAAAACATTCACCGTAAGCGTTTCATGGGAGGCCGGATGACGCCGGAGGAAATGCACGCTAAACACGCCTTTCCTCTGAACGCTAAATGCCAAGCATGCGGCTCTCAGCAAGTAATCATGCGCGCCATTACGTTCGGGCCGTATTCGGAGGTGGCAAATGATAACGGTCTTGCGCCCCTGGTCAATGGCGCCCCTCCGACAGAACTTTTCAAGCGCATCGTGCAGTTTCGCGGTCCGGACGGAAAGCCGCGGCCTTACGTTAGGCTTGGCGTAGCGTATAGCTGCAAACAGTGCGGTCCGAGTTTCGAGCGCTCGCTTGCTCATCTTCCGAGCTGGGTAGAGGTGGAGTTCAATCGGGGACCCGGTCCCGAAAAACCGCTAGTACAGGTGGCGCGATGAGCGAAAAGCTAGTCATACTCGCCAAGGCCGAGGCTAAACAAGAGCGCGACAAAAAGCGTATCAACATGAGCCGAGAAGAGCGGGGCGCGCTTATCAAGATGCGCCAAGAGGCCAAGGCCAAAGGCGTCAAGCTCCATAACAACGGAGTAGGGGGACTGCCCGCCAGTGTTGCCCTTCACGTGTTTAGGCGCGATGGCTACACGTGCAAAAAATGCGGTCGTACCGATAGCCCCATTGGCCTTCATCACAAGGGCGGTATCCCGGACAGCGAGTGGCTCAAGAAAAAGGGCCACATCAACGAGCTCAACAACATGGCTACCATTTGCGATAAATGCCATGACTCGATTCACCAAGAGGCGCGACAAGAGGGAGTAGGCGAGCAAAAGCCCAACGAGCAAAACCGAGAGACGGATAAAAAAAAAGAGCAAAACGGGCCGGTAGGGAAACATAGCGATTTGGACGACAGCAAGTTCGATCCGACTCAACTTGCCATGGGTATCGAGCACGAGCTCGAACACACCGATGATCGGGACATAGCCAAGGCAATTACCAAAGACCACCTGGCGGAAATACCCGATTACTACACGCGGCTAGACGCTATGGAGGCGCAAACCAAGAGGGGTAAGAAATGAAACCAAGCCTTTGGGATAGGTTTATCGGAATCGGCGCCGAGCGCGCCTTTCGGTTCGTCGAAGCCGACAACAGAGAAGTAGCGGTGATTGCCAAAATCGAGGGGATACTTGTCATACACGGAAAACGCGAGATGGTCATGTTCAACGTCTCGCACAAGGCCGCTTCAAAGCTTCTATGGTTTTTACTCGCGTGGCGGATAAAGACGTGCTGGTTTGGAATCAGAAACACGCTTGTTGAATGGTCAATCGCAAGGGCGGTAAATCGGGTTCCTAAACGGCTAAAGAAAGATATCCAAAGACACCGCCGAGAGAGCCTTGTTGAAGCGAACGGATAGGTTCTCAGTTGAAAGCAAAAGTCAACAAAATTGATAACGAGGGCGTCCGTTACGGCGAAATAGTCTTCCGGAATTCCGGAATACTAGCATTCCGGAATTGTGGTGAAGATCGTTTCACATCCAAACCTCGGCGTTGTACATAACGGCAAACTTATCTTGTAGGCTAAGCGACTGTCAAAAAAACTCGACGACCATGAAACCCCGTATAAGCGAATCGGTCAAAAACGCAGTAATAGGTCACCGACGGGCGCTTGTGCGCGTAGTGGATAAACAGGCGCTTGCGGGTCTGAGAACCGAGTACGACACGGGCATCGCTCGTCTATCGCGCTCGCTCGGAACCACGTTCAAGGCGCAGCGCAGAAGCCTTACCAACGCTGCCACGGCAAGGCGCATCGAAAAGGTTGCAAACGAGCATATCGTTGATGCTCTATCGAAAGTGGCCGGAGAGTTCTCGATGCAGACTCACACGGTGCTCAACGAAGGCGTTCACCGTCTCGGGCAGTTTTTGGGAAAGGCCAGAAGCGGCAAATCCTCTCCTCTTGACGAAACGATTCGCTCCGAGCGGCTTGCGATAAAGCAGCTCAAGGGTTTACAAAGAGCGCGTATCTCTTCGGTAGCAGAGGCGGGCTCGGGTATCGCGCTCAAGGTCAAGGAGCGGCTCTCGTCGCTATCGATTGGCGAGATAACGGTCAACGATGCCATTAGCGAAGTGATAGACGCGGTGGACTCGCAGTGGTGGATGATTGAACGCATAGCGCGCACCGAAACAAGCCGTGCCTATAACCAAGTGCAAGACCTAGGGATTCGCGAAATGGTGGGCGAGCTTCCAGGTCTCTTTAAGCGGTGGGTTGAATACGTGGATGATTTGACGGGTGAGCCTTTTGACGACAGGGTATCGGACGATTCGATAGCATTACACGGACAGATTGCCGAAGCCGATGGTATGTTTTACATGCCCGATGACGACCCGGCTCCCGAAGAGATGATAGGGATGAGTTGGGAGCATCCGCCCAATCGCCCTAACGACCGAGCGGTGATTCAACCTTGGATGAAAGAGTGGGGGATTCCCGCGTGGTACTACCAGAGGGGCGAACGAGTAGAGTTGAAGTAAAGCGGTATCTTCTGTATCCTGAAGTGTGCTTGACGCGATGTACTCATAAAAAGGAGAGGTTATGATCGACCCGGCAAAAATGGCGGCTTTTACAGGCGGTGCGCGTAAAGACAAAGGCAACCCGCAAATGCAGGGCAAAGGCAAGGGCGGCAAACCCGGCAAACCCGGTAAAGGCAATCGCTTTGGTAAAGGCGGCCAAAACGCCAAGGGCGGCAAAGGCAACCCTCAACAGCAGCAGCAACAGCAGCAAAAAGGCAAAGGCAAAAAGGGCAAAGACAAGCAGGAGTCTCCGGTGGATTTCAATAGCTACGAGAACGGTAAATACAGCGATTTAGCTCCGCTTCTTGAAGAGAGCGCTCCTGCGATTGAAGCCAGTGCCAACGACTCGGGCCTCGATGCCTCGGTACTTCACGGACAAGACGCCGAGGGGGACGCAATCGATATCATCAAAGACGATTACAACGCGCTTCCCGAAGAGCTTCAAGACGCTATGCAATCTCTATCGGACGCGAGTCTTGAGGACATCCGTACGCTCGGCACCTACCTTGCGGGCACGGGCATGATTGACGATGGCGACCTTGTAACCTCATGGCTCTTTGTAGCGGCCAAAGAGATTGTGGGTAACACCGATTTGTCCTCTAACGAAGAGGAAAAAGAAGAAGAGCCGGCCGAAGAGGAAGAGGAGTTTACCGAAGAAGAGCTGGGCGAGTGACGCTTGCGGATAAACTTTAGAAAGCGTATCTTCGAGAAATGGCCACTATTCCAAACGGTCCGATAGAAGCGCAAGCCGATTTCGCGCCGTCTGCGCCCAAAGGTGCTCGCACCGGGTCTTACGACGGAATGCCAGTGGATAGAGCGGCGATGGCCGAAAAGCCAGCGGGTTTTGTCCACGCTGAAAAAGAGTATTTCGCACAGGCAAACGCTGGTGGAATTCATCAGGGGCTAAGCGGGGATACCGCCATTGGCGCTCGCAAGGGCAATCGCACACCACAACATCCCGCCCCTACTCATATCACTACCCCGTCGCCGTTTTCTAACCTCAGAGGAGGCCGGTAATGTTCAAGTCTCAACTACCCAAAGGACAGACTCGCAGCCTTCGGTCGATAGCCGAAAGCAAAAACGTGCCGGCTAACTTCGACACCGATGTAGAGTACGACTCTCAAGCGGGCGTGCCTTCTAATCATCCCGAGTCTGGCAAGCGCTATCAGGACATCGCCGAAGCCGCGCAGCCTACAAGCGCCTATGCGATTCGCGGCAAACGCGCTTTTGATTCGAACTGTAGTTTCAAAAAGTAAAGGAGCTTTTCTATGACCGATAACGAACAGTGCGCCGAGAAAATCGGCAAAGGCGTCAACCATTGCGCCGAGCTATTCGAGGGCAAGTACCAGAACGGTCAGGGTATCGAGCAGATGCGCAGCTCCGTTCCCACTTCTACCCAAGCGGTTCGGGTACAAACGGTAAACCCATTCAAGAGCTTGAAGTAGTCCAAGGTACGGTTAGGTAACCCACAGGAGAGTGATATGGCCGGTAAACCAGATGCAAGTTCAATCGGACAAGAGCGCGGCACCCCCAACCCTCAAGACGCGATTGAGGCCGGAGAGGGCAAGTATCGCGATGCGGTCGCCGATGCTCCTATCGACGATTTGTTTCAGCAAAAGCCGCTTCCCCAGGGTCCAGCCCCCAAGCCCTTTACTCTCAAGTAAGGCATGAGCGACCTTTTTAGATTGAGCGGCGCCTACGAGACTACGCCCCAGACCGGGGCGCAGGGCTCGGGTGATCCGCAAGTGAGCGCGTCTATCGATGAGCGACTAACCATCGATAACAAGACGCAAACCAATATCGTCCTCGATTCGGACGACGCGCACGATGTGCCGCTTGGCGGACTCGATAGCGTTCATGTGCTTATTATGAGAACGGTAGGCGGCAAAGTGATGGCTACCGTTTCAAGTGACGACGGCGATGATCAGGTCTTTCCCGTTGACCCGTTTCTAGCCGTCATGTCTAGGACAGTGCCGTACACCGCGATATCTTTGACTCGCGTAACGGGAGTGCCGACAACCGTAAAAGTGTTCATGGCTCAAAAGCCGTTATAGCGGAGGATAGACATGTCAACCAGTACTGGAACCGAGTCGATTCAGAAGGTGTTAGAAAAAGGCGACCTAAACGACCTTGCCGAGGCGCTTAGGAAAGTGGGCGGCAAACGCCATTCGGTAATCAAGGTCGTGGTCAGTGGCCTGACCGCTGATATCAACCCCGATATCACCGGAGCGCTTGTCAAAGCCGCCGCCACCATTACGGGTATCGATACCCTAAAGGATGGCGAGATGCTACCGCCAATAGGCTCGGTCCTATCGCTCCGAGTGACAGCGGGCACCGCCGCGGCCGGCGACCGAATCGTGACCGACGTAGGGGGCACCGCCTCCGCTACGGTAGCCACCATCGACGACACGGGCGAGGTCATTACGTTCGAAGACGTTGTGACAGCGTTTGTGCTCCAATACGTACCGCGCTCGGAAATCGCGCCCACTACGCTATTTGCGCCCACCACGTAATAGCTATCTCGGCGCCTACGTCTAACCCATAAGATTTGAGGCAATCGATGACCACTGCTACCGCAACCGAATCGGTCCAAAAGAAACTCGAAAAAAGCAACTTGAACGACCTTGCCGATGCACTGCGCAAGGTCGGTCCAAAACGCCACTCGGTCATCAAAGCCGTAGTGACGGGGCTCGGCTCTACCACGGGAGTAAACTCCGTGGACATCACGGCGGCCACGACCAAGGCCGCCGCTACGATCACGGGCATCGATACTTTGCGCGATGGCGTCAATCTTCCGGCTATCGGCAAAGTGTTGACACTGCGAGTAACCGCGGTGCCGTCCAGTAACTACGCCGCTACGGGAGCCAGAGCGATAACTGATGCATCGGGCACCGCCTCTAGCACTCGGACAAAGATCAGTAACGATGGCAAGACGCTCACGTTCGAAAGCGGCAAGTACATCAACGGCTTTACCATTCAATACACGCCTCGCTCAGAATCGGATCTGACCGCGGCGTTTGCTCCTAATACTTAGAAACGCCACACGGCAAAAAGGTGGGTATGTTATGACAGTAGAAAGCACAGCCACTACCGACGCCGGCGAGGGAACCGGAGCCGATAGTCAATCTACAGCTACAGGTCCCGTAGGCACAGTCACTACGATGGACGCTGCCAAAGCGGCTTCGGGCTCGCAATCGTCACAGTCACAAGCGGCTAACGATAACGCCAGCGGGCAAGGCGCTCAGAGCCAGCGACAAGGTGGAGATGCGTTTGCTACGATTCGCCGCAAGTCCGAAGAAAAGGGCCGCCGTCGTGCAGAGGCGGAGTTTCAGCAAAAGCTCAAGTCTCTTGGCGTCAGCTCATTTGAAGAGCTCGATTCAAAGCTTAGCCAATCGACTCAGAAGAAGGCGAACAAACAAGCGGCTAACGACAATGGCCGGCGCTCTAACGATCAAGACGACAGTGGCAAGGGCCAGTGGATCGATCAGAAGAAGCGGATTTTGGCGCGTCTTGGACAAGAGATAAAGAAACGTAAGGAAGCCGAGGACGCTCGGGACAAAGCCGATGTTATCAAAGACCTTTCAATCGCAGCCGCGTATGCGGGAGTGCGACATATCGATTTTGCGATTGATATGCTCAACAAGCAGATGAAGGGCAAGAGTGAGCAGGAGCTTTCAGGGTTTGATGAGAACAAGTTTTTCAGTGGTCTAAAGCAAACCCATCCGTTCCTGTTTCACGCCGAGCAGCAGCTTGCCACTACCGCCCCCACGGGTTCGGAAACTACCGCTCCCGCGGCTGGCTCTACGGTAACGGTGACTCAAAAAGCGGTAGACGATAAGACGATTGATGCGAGAAAGCTCAGTCAAGACGAGTATCAAGCGCTTTTACGAAAGCACGGACTGACCAATCCCGCGGCTATGATGTAGAGAACGTCAACGTTGTATACAGTAAAGGCTTTTGATACGATGAAATAAACCCCCTGCAAAAGGGGCTTGTGAAACCGAGGAGATAGGCAATGCCAGATTTTTCAGTAATCCTTCAGACTCCGGAAATCCGATCCATTGTGCAAGAGGGTATTTTGGAGCGGGCGTTTCACGATGCCCTGTTTCCGCGCCTTCTGTATCGCGGCGAGGCGGCTCCCGTGCCCTGGCCCGCTGGAATCGGCGACTCGATGATCTTCACCGCGCCGGGCCTTATACCGCCGGATATGACCCCGCTGGTTCCCGGCACCGACCCGACGCCCGTGAACTATCCGATGGAGCAGTGGACCGCGCAGCTTCAACAGTACGCGGGCACCATGGATACGCACATGCCCACCAGCATGCAGGCGATTGCCGATTTGTTCCTTCGCAACAGCCATCAGCTCGGGCTTCAAGCGGCACAGACGTTGAACCGCAAAGTGCGCAACCAGATGTACAACACCGCGCTCGCGGGACATACCGTTGCCGACGGAAGTCACGGAGCGGTTGCCACGCTTCGAGTCAAGCGCCTCAACGGCTTTACCCGAGCGCGCAGTAACTCGGGCTCCAAGGTGGCGTTCAATATCGTCAGCAGCACCAACCCGCTTGCCGTCAGTATCTACATGACCGGCGGAGCGGAGGCTCGTAACGTCATTGGCTTTACGCCTGACACCGCGGGCGACGAAGTCGGTCCCGGCACGCTCACTCTGAGCGCCGTGCTTACCACCGGGTGCGCGGACCGCGCGTACGTCGTGGCCGATGACCGCACTTATCTAGTCCGAGTAGGTGGCGGCCTGAAGGTCGATGACCTTACAGCCTCTACCGATATCCCGACCTTGGCCGATGTTCGCGCCGCGGTGGCTCACCTTTGGGAGCAGAACGTTCCCGAGCATCCCGACGGCCGTTTCCACTGCCATCTTGACCCCGTGAGCCAATCGAAGATTTTCTCCGATGACGAGTTCCAGCGGTTACTGACCGCACTACCCGATCACTACATGTACCGGCAGTTTGCGCTTGGCGAGCTCCTTGGTACGGTGTTTTTCCGCAACTCTGAGAGTCCGATCCCCTCGTCGGTTGTCGGCGGCCTGACGGCGACATTTGATCAGCGCGACCCGTTTGCCGGCGAGCTGTACAACACGGGAGCCACCACGGGAGCGAAAGTTCACCGGATGCTCTTTACCGCGCAGGGCGGAATCTACGAGTACTACTCGGACCTCGCCAACCTACTTACCGAAGCGGGCATTACCGGCAAGGTCGGAGAGCCCAAGATTGTCAACAACGGCATTGAGGTGTTCAGTGAGCGTATCCAGCTCATCATTCGTGGACCTCTCAACCGCCTACAAGACACGGTTGCTACTTCGTGGAAAATCATTGCTGACTGGCCGGCTCGTACCGATGCGGCGGTGGGCGATGCCTCGCGCTACAAGAGATTTGTAGCGGTTGAGCACACGGAGTAATGAGCGGGTCGGTCATATATTTTGTCAAAGGAGCATTATTGCACTCGTTGCGACATTGCTCCTTTGCAGGAGCCTTCGGGCTCCATTTAGGGGTCTTGTTACCCCGTGAACCGGTCGCAATCCTTGGCTTTTGCCATAGAACCGCGACCGGTCTTTCGGCGACACGATATATTAGTGATTCGCGAATCACTTCTGTTATCGAGGAGCTCGTGAGCGTTTTTACGCTTCTATGCTCTGCGGCGTCTCTTATGTTTGATAAAAGTGCCGAGTTAGCCACTCGTCAAATGGCTTAAAGCTTTTTTCATACTTTGAGACGCCGCGTTGCCACCTTAACTTTTGAAGGAGAGGTCCTATGGCGTTAGGGAAAAAAAGAGATGAAACCGGCAGACCTGTTGATCCGATTGAGCAGTCAAAGGTAGGCGCGGTCGAGCATCGTAAGCCAGAGCCGCCAGCGGCTCCTTCTCCGATTGCCGCGCCCGCTCACGTAGCAGAAGCGACCAAGGCCAAGGACAAATGGCCGACAGTAGTGACCGCTCCCGTGGCGGCCGCCCCGGTTGTCTATCGCGTGTTGAGCGACAAGCGCATTAGCTGGGAATCTTCGATGATAAAGCTTAGAAAGGGCAATCTTGTCGGTGAGCACTCACATGGCCCAGGGTGCATTGAGAGAATGCGCAACGCGGGGGTCGCGCTAGAGCTGGTAAAGGAGTAGGCGTAGAAAAGGACTGGTTGCGTTACCACGGTTTCGCGGTAAACTTGCAGTATGGAACAGAAGTTGTGCTCCATTTGTAATCGTGAGCAATCGATAGTCGAGTTCGGCGCCACGGGCAAATCCAAGGTACCTAGAAATCAATGCCGCGCGTGTTACAACGAGCTTTATCGCGAAAGGTATAGGGGAAAGAGGGAGGCGGCGGGTTTCAAAGAGCACGTTCGGGACAAGGCTCTTTCCGTAAAGACGTGTAAGGGATGTGGAGCGGAAAAGCCCGTTACCGAATTCTGGCCCAGGAAAAAAGACGGTAGGTTTTTGTGTTACGAGCCCAAGTGCAAAGTATGCGAAAAGCAAAGAATGTACCTATGGCGAGAGAAAAACCCCGGCGCACACGCGAGGCTTCAAAGAAAGTACAGAAAACGTCATCCTAAAAAAGCACAGGCATCGGTCAAGGCTTGGATAGATAAACATCCCGATTACGAAAAAGAGCGTGCGAAAAGACGATATGCCGCCGATCCTAAAAAGCGAAACGAATCGGCAAAACGCTGGGAAATAAAGTACCCCGACAAGCACAAGGCTCTTAGGAAAAAGTATTACAAGCAGCGATATGCACTTCGAAAAAACGGCTTGACGGCTCAAGAACGAAAAGAGTTATTGAAAACACCGTGTGTTTATTGCGGTGAACCCGCAACCGAGATCGACCACATATTGCCGATTTCTCGCGGAGGGAATAATATAAAAGAGAACCTGGCCCCCGCTTGTAGAAGCTGTAACGCAAGTAAGTTTTCAAAAACTCCCGAGGAATGGCGAAACGGACTATGCCAACATCAGTCGCGTTGACCGAAGAAGAGAAGTCGCAAATCAGGTTTCACCTCGGATATATGCTAACTTCGTTTGGCTCGACCATGGTGGCCGCGTCTTTGCAGTTTGGCGTCTCGCGCCCCGTACAGACCGCGTTCTTAGTCGAGTCCGCTATCAATAACCTTCTGACCAATCCCTACGGCGTAGAGATTGTGCGAAGGTGTATAGCCAATCTTAATAAGTTCGAAGAGCAGCTCGAAAACGTCGGCTGCTTTCTCGCCGTCGAGCAGATAGGCGAGATTCGTCTTCGAGGAGCGCAATCGGGACTTACTCATCCCGACCTTATCGAGCGAGAATACGTCCGATGGGGCAAAAGGCTTTGCGATGCGCTCGGAGTGCCGTTCTACCCCTATGCTCATCGGTACCGCGGTGGCGGCCCAGGTCGCTCGATAGCGGTGTACGGATAACATGGGATGCGGCGGAGCTAAATGCGGACAGGTACCGTGCCGCTGCCATCACCGGTTTACCGTACTGTCGCCCACTGAGTTTACGCGAACTTTCGCGCGTAACCTCACGCCGTGCGTAGACGCCGTGCGAGACCTCGCTACTTGCCTTGGCACGCGGCCTTATCAGGTGCTCATGATAAAGACGCGCTGGACGGGAGGCGAGCGGGGCGTGGGATTAGAGGAACTTGTAAGCGAGACTTACGTATTGCCTACTCCCAAGGTCGATAACCTCAACGCGGTAAACACCGTGCTTGAAAACATCGGTAGCCAGGAGCAAGGCTCGTTTAGTATTTCACAGGTAAGCGCTCGGTATACAGAAGACGAGTTATGCGGCCGAGAGCCCGGTGGAATCGATATCGGTGCGGATGAAAACTTCTATTGGGAGGTAAGGCTACTGCAACCGGATGGATTAGGCCCAAGACGGCGGTTTATTATCAACGCCGCCCCTCACCTTGACCTGATAAACAATCAGTGGATCGTAAGGCTGATACGAGTGGTGGCCGACAGGGAGCGCGTGGGGGAGATTCACCACTGATGGCTATCTATCACTTCAATATCGGTCTCAAGCAGCTTGGCAAGATGAACAAGAGGCGAGCTGCGCTTTTGCATAAAGCGGTCAAAAAGGAATGGGAAAAAGCCACTAACGATTGTCTCAACGATTTGAGGGCGCGCACGCATGCAGCCAAAAAGATTGATCTCGGAGCGCTCCTTCGAGGCTGGGCTACGAAAAAAAGACACGGCGGATTAGAGATAGAGTTTATCAACACGGCTCCTCATCATTTTTGGGTAGAGTTCGGGCGAAAGCCGGGCAAGTGGCCGCCGATTAGTAAGATAGCCGCATGGTGCGGCAGAAAGCTCGGCGACCCTACCCTCGGGTACGTCGTGTCGCGAAAGATTGCTACCAAAGGCATCGCCCCTACTCCGCTCATGAGCTCACTACCGTTTCAACGCTTTGCCAAGAAGCGGTTCAAATCGGGCCTCGATAAAGCCAAAGAGGACTCAACCAAAGAGGCCATCCGAATGGCAAAGGTGGGCTGATGGCTTACGATTCGTCTACCGCCACGACTCGATTGATACCTCTGCCCGGAGACGAGCAGTCGGTTACGTCGCGGCGCGAGACCGATGTTCGCACGGCGATGACCCGAGGGGTAGCCGAGTACCTAAGACAGCTTAGTATCGATTGGGTAGGAGGGCGGCGCAGTTACTTCAAGCAGGTGCTCGAAACCTGGAGTGAGCCCGAGAACGATTCCAAGTATCCGAGCGCGTGCGTTTATGCCGAAGGCGATGGCATTTACGACACTTCCAATCTCACGCCGCAAACCTACGATATAGGCGATGGACTACAGCTTCGTAAGGCGTCGGAACTGAAACTGCGAATCTCGGTTGAGTTTACCGCCACCGATCCGGTTGAGCGTATGGCGCTTATGGCAATGCTCGAAGACGCTTTTGACCCGTGCGATTGGCGTAGCGGATTTATCCTTGAGCTGCCGCATTACCATAACGTGAGAGCAACGTTCGAGAAGCTTGACAATAAATACGAAGACGGCCCGGTAGTGGCGCAGCGGCGAATCCGAGTGGGGCGAGTTATCTTAGACGGTATGTGCCCTCAGATGCGCTTTGTCGGAATCGTACCCAAGCCTGACTTCAGAATCGACGCTGGCGAGGCCGAGAGCGGTCAAGGCGGTATCGGTCCGGACGTAGCGATTGAATAGGTAAATGTGTTATACCCATTAGACATAGAGTACTATTGCAATAGGAGGTAGCTCCCATGGCTGGTTTTATTCGCAGATACGGTTTCTATCCCGGCGTAGAAGTCATCCGACAAATCGAAGGCGTGATCATCATTGACTTGCCGCCACCAGGAGCGGTCAATGGCGTGGGCGTCGGAACCGTCGCGTTTGTAGGGGAAGCGGCCGATTGCGGCTTGGCTACTACCTACGATACCGCGGGAGTAATCTCTACCAAGATACAGCCGACCGAGGTGTTCGGCTCTAGCGACTTGGTAAACAAAATCGGCGGCTGGGATGCCACGTTGGGCGAGTTCGGCAAGAGCTTAGGCAATCTCTTTGCCGCGCTTAGAAACAAGAAGTTTAGCCGCTTGATAGTAGCGCCCGTCAATCTCGCTTCGGCTCAAGGCTCGCGCTTCTGGCGCCAGCTTCCGCTATGCACTACCTCTACCAACACGACGCCCGTTGTGCCCGTTGAGGGAGCTACGATTTCAGCGGGCCGAGAGTTCCGTATCAGCACCGGTCGTCTCAAGGTCGCAAAGCGAGTACAGTTTACTAACTACCCGACTATCGCAGACGGAGTAGGCGGCACGCTCGCTACCGCCTCTACTGCCGTGACTCAGACGTTTAGCTCCGCCGCTATTGATTGGTCCACAATCGTGCGGCCCGATGGCAACCTCGGCGCTCGTAAGGGCGACATTATCGTTATTGGCAACAACAACGCCGGAGCGGTTGCACCCGCGGAAGCGGGCACCTATCGCGTCTACAGCACGCCGTCTACCGGTCACGATATCGTGATCGAGCGGCTCGATGGCGTTACCTTTGCCATTGCTGGCGACAGGACCGCGATTCCATGGCGGCTTCACCGCTCGCCTGACGCCGACAGTGCGCCCGAGCGCACCCTTGGCACTTCGACTCCCGGCGGCTACGACTCGAACGACGCGGGCGGCTTTATCATTCCGATTCGTCCGATCACAAACTCTTCTGGCGGTCTTACAGACGGCACGTTTACTGCCGCTGGACTTCTTGTGCCCGCGGTTGCGCCCGCTGCTCTTACGGGCGATTCGGCCGACGTGCTAAGCGGCTTAGGCGGGATGATTCACCCCACTACCGCCACCGCCTTTACCGCCGCTACTCAGGTGTCTAACCCGGCGGCCTCCGCCGCAATCGCTGCTTTGTACCAATCGGCTATCGATGGCCTTGTGAGCCAGCAATCGCCCACTCGCGATATCAATATCGTGGTAGCGGCTCGCAAGTACTCCACCATTGCCACTAAGCTCAAGAGCCACGTGCTGGAAGCGAGCAACAAGGGCCGGGGACGCGTTGCGATTATCTCGCCCTCGGTGCAAACCCTGAGCGTGCTTAGCGCCGTATCAGATTCCGATCCAGGGGTAGGAGCGACTCGAAACGAGCGCGTTTTTTACGCATGGCCAGGCGTTGTACATTCAGTGCCCGAGGCGGTCGGTACATTGATTGCCACGGCCAATAGCGACTTTACCGAGGACGGCATACTCGACGACTCGATGGACCATTATTTAGCGAGTCTTTTGTCGGTACTGCCTCCGGAGCGCAACCCCGGTCAAGCGTCGGCGCCGGTACCGGAAATCTTCTCGCCCATCATGGGTATTCAGCGCGGAGTAGGAGAGCTTGGAATCGGTGAGTACACTCTGATGCGCAACAAGGGCATAGCAGGCATTCGTATCGACCGGACCGCCGGTCCCATCATTCAGAGCGGTATCACCACAAGTCTTGTCTCGGGCGAGACCAACATCAATCGCAGGCGCATCGCGGACTTCATCGAGGACTCGCTTGCTGAGCGGCTCGTATACTTTTCCAAACAGCCTCTTACCCAAGGTCTCAAAGACGATGCCGAGACCGAGGTAGTAGCGTTTCTCAACGAGCTGCTTAGCCCCAATAACCCCGCGGCAAGTCGCATTACGCAGTACCAAGTCGATTCTCACGGCGGCAATACTCCCGAGTTAGAGGCCAAGGGCATTTACGTGATTATCGTACGAGTGCGTACCACTCCCACCTCTGACTTTATTGTGCTTCAGTGCAATATCGGCGAAGGCGTGGTTATCGCGCAAGCGGCGTAGAGTCTTGACCGATCTACGTAACTCACCTATTCTATAAGTGAGAAATGTAGCTCGGACACCCCCCTGAGCTACTGCGGCCGCACTCTCTTTCGAGAGGATAGGGCTGTTTCGGGAAACCGAGACAGCCTTTTCTCGTTTAAGCGTATTGAGAGGATAGGGCTCGTTTGGATTACCAAGCGAGCCTTTCGTCGTTTAAGGGTCAACCACGGAGAAATAGCAAATGCAAAGGATTAAAGGTCAAGAGGTTGAAATCACAATAATCGCCGACGGTTCTCCTCAAAGAAACCTCACCGCCATCCGAAGTTTCGAGGTCACCTGGCAGCTAAGCAAAAGCTCGGAAGGCTATTTGAACGAGACCACTAACCGCAAGGACTCGCTGTTTATGGGTATCTCGGGAAACCTTGAGATGCACCTTGATAACACGGGCGTCTTGGACTTTATCAATAAGGTCGTGGGCCGTGCTCGAACGCGCACCGCGGGAACCAAAATCAATATCAAAGCCACCTTGCAACATCCTAACGGGAGCCGTCCTCGTATCACGATTTCCGATGTCGAGTTTGGCGACATTCCCATGACGTTCGGTGGCCGAAATGAGTTCGGTACCGTGAAGCTAGATTTCGAAGCTCCTGAAGCCACGGTAGTCAACTGAGGCATATAAGCGGGGCGATAAAAGAGGGAAAGACAAATGGCAAACGAGTTTGAACAGAAACTACTAGAGCAAGCCGAGCGGGTTACCGGTCGGCCTGTATACGTGTATAAATTCAATAAAGAAATCTCCACTCGCTCGGGCGTCAATACCGTGGGCCTTATGGAGCTGACCATGGACGAAATGCTTCTCGTTCTAAACCGATGCGGCAATAACAGCTTGCGGTTTTTGTACGAGGCGCCTCTTGAGGCTTTGCGAAAAGCCAACGGTCAGAAGGTCACTACAGCCGATGGCTCTTCGGATCGGATTTGGAACGCGATAGGAGAGAAAGGCCGACAGTTTGTTATCGGCGCCTACGGAAAAATCCATACGCCCGAGCCCGCTGACATGAAAGATTTTTTAGCGGACGAAACAGTGGAGGTTGGCTAACAGTCGGCTCTTTTGCCTACCAGATCCAGCACTCGCCACCGCTTGAGCGGACGATCATGCAAACGGTGGCGTTTCTCGGCCGATACGGGCATCAACCCGTCAACGTTGTTTTGGCAATGCCAGCTCGGAGGTTTTACATGCTCGCTGATGAGGTAGCGGAGCTACTAAGACGGGAAAAGGACTCAATGGCATCGCGCCTAGAAACGGACATGTGATATGGCTGATACCACCGAGCAAGCAAGAACTATATTTTCCGCTGTAGGGGTTGGCCAGTACGTCAATCAAATGAACTCGGTGGGAGCGGCCGCCGGCAAGGCCGGTCAGGCTCTTTCGTCTGCTACCAGCATTCTCAATCCGTTTACCAAAGCTCTTGCATTGATCGGACTCGGGGGGGGAGCGATGGCGGCTATGAAGTCGATAGCCGCGATGGGCGACGCTGCCCACGAGACTCGGCAGAAGTTTACCGGAACTTTGCAAGCATTCGGTATGGCCAAAGACTTCAACAAGGGAATGGAGCAGTCGGCGGAAACCATCAATCAGATCCGCAAGGCCACTACGTTTTTACCCGGTCCTACTCAGCAATACATATCAGCGGTCGAAGATATGCTGCCGGTAATCAAGGGCGCCACCGGGGGCACCTTGGAATCGATGACTAGGATGAGCACCAAATCGCTTGAGGCGTTCAACGCGATGGGAGTCGGAGCAGACTCGGCCGCCTATACGATACGTAGAGCACTGATGCCCGACGAGGGTATGCTCTCGATGAGGACCTCGGGCGGTATGCAGCTCATTATGATGATGCAGCAGCTCAAGGGGCACGCCGATATGACTTTCGAGAAGTTCAATAAACTATCGGCTCCCGAGCGTACCAAACTGCTAATGCAAGCGCTTGATAAGATGGAGCCTACCGTCAAGGCCATGCGCGACGACTTCGGAGGGGCAGAGGCGGCGGTAAGTAAAACGATCAAGTCGATGGTCAAGGGAGCAACCGCGCCGATATTCGAAGCGCAAGAAAAGGTGATGATACGCCTTCGAGACGCCCTCATTGATTCCAACGGCGAGCTAACTCCCATGGCGAAAAAGATTCAGGAGGTCGGAACCCTTATCGCAACCAAGGTTGCTCATGGCATAGAGCGTTTTGCAGACTTGATGAAGTACGTAGCCGATCACTGGGACGTCATTATCGAGAAGGCGAAACTTTTCAGCTCCGTTATCGGCGGGGTCTATCTAATGACAAAAGCCACGCCCGTGCTAGGCGCTCTTGGCATCGGAGGTAAAGGCGGAGCTGCATCGGCGGTAAAAGCCGCAGGAGCCGCGGCGGCGGCTCCCATGGCGCAAGTAGCAGCAGCTACCATGCCCGAGTGGTTTGTGCCTACCGCGATGGGGGGAGCGACCGCGGCTACCGGAGCGGGAGGCGCAGCGGCCGCCGGAGGAGCCGCGGCGGGCGCAGCGGGAGCGGGCGGAGCTGCGGGAGGAGCTGCCGCTGGAGGCGGAGCGATCGCGGGCATTACCGCAGCCCTTGGGCCACTGGCGGTAGTAGCGGTCGCGGTAGTAGGCGCTATCGGTACGGTACAAGACCAGTGGGATACGTTCAGTAAGCTCTTTGCCTCTTGGGGCGGAATGTTTGCAGGAATCTTCGAAGATATCATCGCCGCCGGCGTGCTCTTCGGTAGTGCGTTTATGAATATCGCTAAACCGATAATGAGTTTCCTCGGTATCGCGATCATTCCAATCTTTACCGGGTTACTTGGTATATTTAGGATACTTACGCCAGTACTGAAAATCCTATTAGGAGTCTTCAACTACATCGCGACGTCCATTTACGATTATCTAAAGCCGGGGTTTGATGAGATCTATCAGGGCATTTCGTTGTGGATTAAGGCGTTCGATGAGGTGGTAGATTTTATCGTTGGCTGGCTCAACAAGCTCGGAGCCGATCTGCAATCGATGAGCAACAAGGCACCCAAGGTCGGCAAGCAGTGGGATATGGTCGCTGACTCTCAGAAAAACGCCGCGGAAGCCGGTAGCGTAAAGACGTGGGGCACTACCCCCGAAGTCTTCAAGCCCTCCCCTGCGGGTACGGGCGGTGGAAAGATGACTCAGGACTTTCGTTACAGCCGCTTTACCATCGAGCAGAAGTTTGCCGAGGGGTTTGACCCGGACCGTATCGCGGTCGCTTTTGCTAAAGACGTTGGGCGCATCGGTGCGCAAAAGCTTCAAAGCGCTTTTGAACCAAGCTTTGCCGTGAGGTAATCGCTATGGGTTTTGGCGGACTAGTAGAAGGAGCGATAGGACTTTTAGCAGGAACGGGAAGCACTCCGTCCGATACTGGAGGCGCGTTCGTTATCGAAGAGCTGTCGGGACAAAAGCGCGTCGTCTCTCTTTCAGGCCGCGGCATGCCCTATCGGCCGTTTGAGCTCGGAGTCTCACAGCGCATATCTACTACGTGGCTTCCCGGATACGCCGAAGCTACAGCTACCATCCTCGGCGCCAAGGAAGAGCCGTCGGTTATCAATGGATATTGGAAGGACAGATTCATAGCCAAGCCCGACGGGGGCGGGGCCGCCGGCGGAATATCTCAGGCCATCAAAGGAGCGAGAAACGCGCTTGTAGCCGTGAGCGGATCTCTGTCGGGCGGCTTTGGCGAGGACGCGGAGTTCAAGGCGCCAATCACTAAAAACAAAAAGCCGGTCGAATCGGTACGAGACGCAATCGAGCTATTTGATTCAATCACGCGCGAGGGCCAGCTCTTGCAAGTGACGTGGGACGCGCAGCGGCGGCAAGGGTTTTTAGAAAAGTGGTCGCCCAAATGGCATAACGCCCACGACTGCGAATGGGAAATGAGCTTTACTTGGATTAGTCGCGGGGAAAAGCCGAAAGTCGAAAAGCTTCCCAAGCCAACCGCCAGTACCATTGACGAAATCCGAGGAGCGGTGGCCGACCTTGCCGCTATCGTAGACGAGGTCGGAGCCATCGCCGATGAACTCGACGACCTAGTGGTCAGTCAAATGCAGGCGCTCTTGGCGCTCGTTGAGCAAATGCAAAACGCGGTCACTAGCGTCAACAAACTTGTCAACTTGCCATCGTCGGCAACTCGTCGTATAGCTTCCACTCTCTATTCGGTAGTAGCCCAAGCCAAGGCTATCGGACACAGTTTCGAGCTCCAACCGTTTGCGGAGCAGCACCGCAACGGGCAACGCTCCGATAGCTTTGGCGCTACTACTACGCGCAGCCAAGCGCTCACTCAGACCGGCTCTGGCAATAACGTTACTCCCGCGGACGGCGCGGCCAAGACCTCGGCGGTGGACGTAATCGGGCGCGCGCAAGTGGCTCACCAAGTCAAACGCGCCTCTCGCAAAATCGCCTCAATCGCGGCGATGAGACGAGCGGAAATGCTCGCTTCCATTCAAAGCGATTTGCGCGCGATTTACGAAGCCAAGCAGGGCGAGCACCTAAGAGACATCGCGGTGAGGTTTACAGGCGATGCCAATGAGTGGAAACGTATCATGATGTTCAACGGCCTGAGCGACCCGTTCATGGTCGCTGGCCAAGTGATAATGATACCCAAAGATAGCGCGGAAGGTTTTTGTGCAAGTCTTCTACCCTAGCATGGTGGTGGAGTTCACCATTATGTTTGACGAATCGCTCCATATCATCCCCGACCCCGAGGTCCAGGATATATCGAGTGCTACGGTAGATATATCGCCCGAGGGGTTGGCTTCGGCGCTTACTGCAAGCGCTCCTTTGATAATGCAGCAGGGTAACGAGGACTATAGCTTTGTCGCCGCCCGAGTGCCTAAAAGCGGCTCGGTCGAGCTTCAAGGATACCGCCAAGCTTCTCAGTTTCGCTTTACCTTCGATTTCATGGAGCTACCGATAGACCCTCGTACCGTACGAGCGGCCTCCATTTCGGTTTACCTCGATACCATCAAAGCAGGAGATTTTGCCGACGGAATGACTCGGCCCGAGGGGCACCGGCAATCGGTACTAAAGTCGCGGCTTTCTTCGGGCGCTCCCAATGACGATGCGCTTTTGATGATCGGAACGGTGGACGAGTGGGAAGTGGTGCACAACGACTCGGGAAGCGAGGTGACTATTTCGGGAAGAGACTTGCGCGGGCTACTATTGGACGTACCGCTCGATCATGAACCCAATATGCAGGCTTCGGTCTTAGAGCAAATCGACCAGAGCAAGCCTTTACACGACGTAGTACGGGATTTGCTTTCGTTTGCCAAGATGTGGAGCAAGATCGAAATCGCACCTCCGGACCCGAGCGAATGGCCCAAGGGGGTCCCCGCTCCTGGAAAGGCGTCTGCGTCTGCTCGCCATAGAAAAGGGGCCAAGGGTGACAAGAAATCGGCTATCGCCAATCCCAAGGGAGCTGGAACGGGCAAGTTTAGCTTTTGGGATATGATCGTGCAGTTTAGCTACGTGTGCGGCGCCATTCCGTATTTTCGTGGCAAAAAGCTCTACATCCGTCCGGTCAAGGGCATCTATCGACAGTTAGACTCGGGCGGCAAAGACGATCCGACCCCGTTTGCCAAGGGCAATAAACGCTCGGTTATCGCGCCCTCGCAAGACCAAATTCCAGGAGGTCCGCTGGCGGTTAGGCGCCTTGTGTACGGCCACGATATCGAGAGCGTGAGTTTCGATAGGAAGTTCGCTGGCGCTCAAAGGCCCAAGATAGTAAGAGCGGTCGGAGATAACCCCGATAAAAAAGGCAAAGAGCGCTTTATCGTGGGCGTATGGCCGAAACCAGAAGAGAAGAAAGCTCGGGTTACAAAGACGGCGCCTAACGCCAAGGACGCCGAGTCCGAGGCAGTGACCATATCGGTAGCGGGCATTTCGGACAAAACTCAGCTTGAGCAAATCGCTCGTGGCCTATACGAAGAGATCGGCCGCTGCGAGCTCGGGGGAACGTGTACTACGCATAACCTCGCAAGCTTTGGCGGCGATAACCTAGACGCCGATTTGTTGAAACTCAAACCCGGCGATGGCATCGAGTTTGACGTAAGCCGAAAAGGCATTCGGTCCATACCGCCTCTTTCTTCTTCGGTTGTCGATTTTGCGTCTGTGAGCTTCGATCAGATGGTAACCACCATGACCGCTACGCTCGGGGACAAGAACCTCGCGCGGGTAATCGTTGCTACCGCTCGGGGCCAGGTCGCCGAGCTTCAGCGCTTCTTTCGCGTGAGCCATGTGTCGTTTGCTTGGAGCGTTACCGACGGGGTCAAGGTCAGCTTTGACTTCCAGAACTTTATCGAGGCACGGGCGGACGTCGGCCCCAAGGTCGGCAAGAAGTCTACCAAGAGTAAAGGCGTAAAGTCTCTCAGTAAGCTTGCCGCTACTGCGCCCGATATGGTCTTTACCCTTGAAGAGATGGAGGGCTTGTAATGAAAGCGATGCCAAGAGGCAATGTGATGGCCAGAAAGAGCGTTGATTCGTCTGCGCTTTCGGCTATCGCTTCGAGGCCCGGAGTCGATACGCGCGTTTGGCTCTCGCTTGCGATAGTCAAAGAGATCGGGTTTGACGCCGAACACGGCAACTTCGTCGATGTCGCTATGATACCCGATGGAACCGCCGAGACTTGTCTACTCGGTACTCCATACGCGGGGGCACAGTTTGGCGACCACTGCCCGTTAGAAGTCGATGACGTGGTGCTGATGGCCGTTCCGATGGGCGACCCGGCTCAGGGACCGATTATTATCTGTCGAGCGCACAACAAAGCCGACCCGCCACACGCCGATTTCGAAGGCAGTAACCGCGTCATTCGCGCCAAGGCCGGGAGCAATATCAAGCTGGTAGTGAGCGAGGGAGCTACCGTTCAAATCTACGCCGAGAGCGGCTCGACGGTGCGTATCGGACACAGCGACGAGCTGCCCGCCATCCCTCCGGGAGCTGACGGCGCGCTCAATGGCGAAGCGATAGACCCGTTTACCGGCACGCCGTATTTCGCACTTGGTCAAGCGAGCAGCACGGTGTTTGTGAAAAAGTGAGGCTGATATGGCAATGAACGGAGATACTTTAGGAGCGGCACTACTGAAGGCGCTTGATGACGCGGTAGCTGCAACGCCAACCGCGGGAGATGCGCAACGACAAGCTATTTGGAAGGGCATAGGTAACGCGATAGTCGAACACATTACGACCTTCGCGCAAGTAGACTCTATCGTAACGGTTACCAGCGTCTCGCTGGTAATGGCGGGAACTGCGGCCTCTGGACCAGGAACGGGAACCGCGATTGCAGCGCCGGGGAGCGTTTCTTAAATGTCTTGGGGACTAACCGAGTACGGCCTGTCGCCTTACGGCCTTGGGGGCGAGCCCGAGCCCGAGCCGCCTCCTCCGGTCGGCCCGAGCATGTATTGCCGAATCGTGAGCGAGCGCGAAATAGAGGTCACGTTCGATAACGATATTCTGGCCGTCTCGCAAATCGGTTACCATGACGCTCTCAACCCGGCGAGCTGGTCGGTAGTGAGCTCGACGCTTGGCTCGCTACCTATCCTTGCGGTCACGGCAAAATCGGTTGACGGGGTAGTGGTCGAAAATACTTACATTATCTATCTACTGCCAAAGCTCAACTCGTTTCTAATCGAGCACACCGTTTACGCTACTGTGCTCGGCGACGATGGCTCAACGGACCGCTCCGAGAGCGTGGTACTACCCGGCTGCCTTGCCGCTCCTCAAGCTCAGGCTAACTCCGGCCCGTATGATTTCGAAAGCTTCGCATTCGACACCACTCGTCCCGCCAATACGCTATCGGTACAATCGACGGGCGATTATCGGTTACAAGGGGGAAACGACTTCTGGCAAAAGATGATTATCCGAAGGCTATCAACACTGCCGGGAGGATACTTTCATCTACCCGATTTCGGGATCGGCCTTCGAGTCAACGAGCCGATTTTTTCAAACGACTTGGTTGCGCTTCGAGCGCAAATACAAAGAGAGCTGCTCAAAGAGCAGAGGTTTCAAGACGTCAGTACTCGGCTACAGCTATTTTCCGATGGGCATCTTGTGATTGAAGTGCGGGTAAAGCTGGTAGATAACCAAAACGTATCGATGGCGATTGAGGCCAAGCATTAGGAGAGCGGACAATGTCAGATTTCCCGACCTATAGCGATTTTTTTGAAATTGCCCGTGACGCAATGCTCGCTTACAACGACAAGATAAGTCGCGAGATGATTGAGCGCGACGGCTCGGACGCTAACGTAATCGCAGCGGCCGATTCGGCCGTTGGCGACGAGGTCGTCGGCCAGCTTGCCCGAGTGTGCTCCGCGTTGACTCTCGGTACCTCTCGACGGCGAGCTCTCGATAAGCTTATCTACGATAGATACGGGCTTTTGAGAAACGCAGCCTCACCCGCTCAAGGCTCGGTTGTGTTTACTACAACTAATCCGACGGCGGGCTCTTTCGCAATACCCAAAAACACAAAGCTTACAACTCCCGATGGCATCGTGTTTTATACCATCGTGGCTGCAACGTTCCCGTCGGGCTCTGTCGGACCGGTAACGGTGCAAGTGCAGTCCACTGCCGCCGGAGTCAGCCAAGCGGCCACCGTCGGTACCATTACCAGTATCGTCGATACTATCCCAAGCGCTCCCGATGACCTTGCGGTCAACAACCCCCTGGCTACCGCAGGAGCGGTCGACGAGGAATCGGACGAAGCGTATATCGACCGAGCGAGGCTGTTTTTCTCAACCGTGCGGCGCGGTACCTCGCCCGCGATCCAAGAGCAGGCGCTCAGATATCCGGGAGTAACCCGAGCTCGCGGCCTTGAGGTCTTAGACGATATGGGAAGACCGGCAAAGCTCGCTCAACTCATTATCACCGACCAGTACACCGACAAGCTCGCGACCCTCGACGCGGTACCACCGACGTACGCCACTCAAAGCCAAGTGCTTGCACAGGCGGTTTTCGCAAGCCTTTATGATACTCGCCCTATCGGAGTGTATATCGACGTTATGGTCGCCAAGGTCATCATGCAGCCGGTGGTTCTAGCGCTTTCTTTCGCCGCCGGCGCTAACGCCGATCTGGTCGCCTATATGGCGCGAGTAGCGGTGGTGAACGCCGTCAACTCGCTCAATCCCGGCGAAACTCTTACCTCAACGATAATCGTCAACGCGCTCAGAGACGTTCGTAACCTCATCGTTTCGGGTGACGAGGTACTTAGCCCCGCAGGCGATGTAGTGCCAACAGCGCTCGAAGTGCTCAGAACCACGCTCGGGCTTGTCAGGGCATCCACCGTTCAACCCGACATGGCGCTTGCCGGCACGTCGAACCCGGACGCGGTGTAAAGCCATGGCCGCCTTAGACTTCGACCAGCTACCGTTTGACGAGGCGCACTTTCTCGCCCTTCTCGATCGGCTATTGGGCGAGCATATCGCCGAGTGGAAGCTCAACAACAGCTCGGGCTACGAGATAATCAAAGCCATTGCGCAAGTGGGAGCCCGAGCGTCTCTGGCGATCAATCGGTTTGAAAAAGGCTCGTACGCTGTCTATGCCGAAGGGGGTAGCAAGGCGACGGGAACTGTTAGATTTTCTCGAACAGTTGCCACCGCAGGCGCCTATACCATAAAAGCGGGCACTATCGTCAAAACCAGCATCGGCGGTAGACGCTTTGTAACCAAAGAAGATGTCAGCTTCGGCGCCACTGACCTTGGCCCTCATGACGTAGCGGTCGAGGCTATTGCATACGGATACGAGTGGAACGTCAAAGGCGCGTGGACGCGCCAGAACGGCGAGGTGATAGAAGGCAATATCGATACGATCGAATGGCTCGATCTCGGTAACGCATCGGTCGTCTCTCCTGGCGGTACCGTCAATATCATTCCTACGCAAGGCTCTTTTGACATGTGGAGCGTAGACGCCTCCGGAGAGTACGTCTACTGGGTACGAGGGCAATACGGCGACCCTTACACCATTAGTCGCAGGCTTATCTCAGGAGGCACTATCGAGCTAATCGCAACGGAGGCTTCGGCGCAAATCAATGACATGAAGACCGATGGTACGTACGTCTACTGGGGCACAAGCGACGGGTACGTCAAACGCACCCCTGTCGCCGGCGGCTCGGTCGACACACTTGCTTCCGGTCTTACACGGGTAAACTACATTGACCTAGCCGGAGCGAGCACCGATTTGTACCTTGTGTACAATACGTACCACCTTGGTAAGGTATCCAAATCGGGCGGTTCGGTCACCCCGCTTTACGATACGTCTTCCGATGGCGAAGTCTATTACATGCGCTACTGGCTCGGACGAGTTTATTGGACTCAGGACTACGGCTCGACAAGCGGACTGTTCTCGGTCGATAGTTCTGGGGGCACGTTTACAACCCTTGCAACGGGCGCTGATTATTTCGCATTCTTAGATTTTGATTTGGATAACGTCTATTACTCTTGGTTTACGTTTTCCGGCTCGTACCTTGGTACCGTCAACGCCGTGCCTTTAGCCGGGGGCGCCGTTGTGCCACTTGCCACGGGGCTTTACTGGCCATTAGAAGTGGCGGTGCTTGGAGATTACGTTTACTGGGGTGATAGCGATTCGGTCTACCGAGTAGCCAAAACCGGAGGTACGCCCGAAACGGTCTCGGTGGGAAACGGAGCTGCCGATTTATTCAATATAAACGGTCAACTCTGGTGGCTGTATTGGGACAACGATACCATTTGGCGCTACTCGCTCGGCTCGATTGTAGAAGTGGTAGCGCCGTACACCGATGAGCTTTTGACCGTATCGCAACCATCCGATACCTCCGGAGGGCGCGCGGCGTGCTTAGACGTTGTCGGCGACGAGCGTAACGTGAAAAGAATCACGGGCGAAAGCGATGACGCATATCGGCTTAGAATCCGCACCTTGCCCGATACCGTCTCTCCGGGAGCGGTCGAAAGGCTATGCGCAAGGCTTCTTTCTCAATACGGCTTACCGTATGAAATCATCGAAACGTGGCAACTTGATTACCAAACGTGCTGGGACGCTCCGAGCCCCAATCCCGGCACCGCTACGTATCAAACGACGCCTCCGACCAGTCCCGACTACGACGATACCACTTTTGTCTACGACGACCCGCGCGAACCGTCTCCGTTTAGAAACCGCTGGCTTGACGAAGTAGAAAAGCGCGGCGCGTTTATCGTTGTCGTGCATATGGATTTGACGCTACTTGATTTCGGCTTTGCTTACGACGATCCGGGTGATACGCCAACCGATTTTCGTCCGGCATTAGGTCCCAAGGTCGGCTACGGCTGGCGAGGCGCGCCCGCTTACGATAGCCCCGTGAAATACTATCAGAGCGACCCGGATTATCCGCTCGTGTCGCTGGGAGCATACGACGGATACGATTATATGAGAGGCCCGATTTACGCGTCTTTGTGTTTACAGCTTCAAAACGTACGGCCTGTAGGAGTGGCGGCCATCCTTGACTACTACCGCATTACCGAGCTTTTCTCGTGGCTAGTAACGTGGATCGAAGCCGATCCTTACGAGCACGGCTTTCATTACTGGCGCACCAGCGGGGTGGGCGGCGATGGCAAGGCGATGCTGATTGCCGAGTACAATATTTCGGCTGGGCACTATCTTATCTGGATATCTTTGGACGGCGGAGCTACGTGGACCGATATCACAACCGCGATTGGCTACGACAATATATTTACCGTAGCGGTGGGCAATGATAGTACGACAATGGCCGCTTTCGATCTGAGCTTTAATACCACGGGACAAATGCTCATTAGTCTCAATCGCGGGGTCGATTGGACAGTGGTTAGCGGACCGGTGCCGCCTACTACGCTCAATATCGAAAGTATAGGTATCGGCTCCGATAGTCTCCACATGGTTATCTGTTACGGTAACTGGCGAATCTTCAAAACGGAAAACGCGTGGAGCACTTATACCGAGCTTCAGCCCAAGGGCAATGTCGATGGCTTCTGGAACGGAGTGGCGATAGGTCCTGACAATCAGACGGTCGTTGCGGCCGAAGACGCGGGACAAGTCTATCTGTCTGTCAACGGCGGCTCGACTTGGAGCGTGATTACGCCTCCGGAATCGACGACAGGTGACTGGACCAATCCCGCAGTCGGTCCCGACAACCAAACGATTTTTATCGGCGAGACGTCCGGAAGGCTCTGGATAAGCCACGACCGAGGAGAGACGTGGACCGAGCAGCGGCCGATCGGAAACACCGTGGCCGAGTGGAACACCGTTTCTATCGGAGGCGATTTGACCATGCTCGCGCTGATAAGTTTCGGGCGCGTGTACAAAGGCACAAGCGAATATGTATTTGAGCGGCTTGTATAGGATTATCAAACGGCGGAGATATGCAATATGGATAGAGTAACAATCAACACGCTTGAGAAGGCGACCTCGACCGACATCAACAACCTTCAAGCGATGCAATCGCGAATGCTTGCGAGTTTCTTGCGGCTACTAGGAGCCAAACGGCTTATCTCGGGCAACAATCATACCGTCAACACCGTACCGCAAAGCTTTTGCCTCGGACTCGATATTGTGCCCGATTCCACAGGGTATTTACTGCATATCAATCCTGGAGTGTTGTGTCAGTACAGCGAAACGTTTCCCGCCGCTCCCGGTGCGCTCGAAGACGCTATGCGGGTAGGGTACCTCAGAGAGATGCTTGAAATAGCGCACAACTCAACGGCAAGTAGCTGGCACGTTATCGAAGCGCGGGTAATAGAAACCATTGTTTCGAGTATTACAGTAGATATCCTAGACCCGGCTACGGGAAACTTTGTGCCCACCGTCAAGCCCAAACAGACGATAACCGAAATCGAGTTCCAAGAGCTTGATTCGTTCGGAGGCGGTACCGTCAACGCTATCCCCGCTTTTACCGGGGGCGATTGGGTACCGATCATGGCGTTTCATACCGATTCGTCTGGCGAGTATCACGGACCGACTACGGTTTTCCCCGTGATAGATTTCCGGCCCGACCTAAGAGATATGCTCAGCGATTTACCGCTTTGGCCAGAAACGTTGACCTACGCGCCGGCGAAAAACGATGCGGTCGTAGAAAACTACTCAATACACGTAGCCACCAACTCGTACTCGCATCACTTCGATGCGAATTTCGTCGGCCGAGTTGGCTTTCATCGAGCGTGGTTCAGGAACGCAGGCGGCAATAAACGAGCGGCCGTTGTCAATAGCGATACCTATACGCCAGCCATCGACGCAATGGAGCACCTGTACCTTGTGGCTGCGGTCAGTAACGGTGTCGAAGTGTTTCCCATCGTCAACTACGATATGGAGTACCTCCTAACCGCGTACGCTACTCATAAGGGCATTTTGATGGTCACCGATATACAGCCGATTTCGGGAGGGCCTCACGCGTCCGCCGACCTACCGTTTGCAACCGGGTTGTGGCAAAACTTCGATCCGGTCCCTTCCGACAAAACGCTTTACGTAACCACGTACAAGCTCAAGACCACTTTACAGCCGTGCAAATTTTCTCAAAGCGCAGGCGGCGTCTTTACCATGGTAAAACGCGCAGTCACTACCGACGACCTAGCCTTTTTATTCAACATGACCGATCCGAGTGCAGCGGCGACCTTTAGCGCCGATCTGCGCGGTCTTGTACCCGCCAACGCCCGAGCGGTCATGGTGCATATCGCGGTGACAAACGTAGGCGTCGGAGCCACCGTTATGGCAATAGTGCCTCACGGGCTAACCGCCACTGATACCATCGTGCAAATGGTAAACGATTCAACTTATATGGAATACGGCCCGCACACAATACCGTGCCTGTTTCACAGCGAAAACAGCGACGATCAGCAAATCGACCTTATCGTTCACCCGGTAACAATGCCCGCAACCGGCACGATCGATATCACGATGAAGATTTTAGGTTGGAGCTACTAAGGAGCGCGTTATGGATAGAATAAATATAAGTGTTCGGGAGCGGCCTCTTTCTTCTGATATCAACAACGCGCAAGCGATGCAATCGCGAATGCTCGCGATGTTTATGCGCTTTTTGGGCGCTACTCGCTATATCGCGGGTATCGGCTCAACAGTCAATACCGAGTCCAAAAGCTATACCCTCGGACTTGACGTTGTCCCTTCGGCCGATGGCCTTGGCCTTGTCGTCAATCCGGGCATCTTGTGCCAGTACAGCTTGAGCTACCCCGCAGTACCAGCCACGCTAGAGGACCCCGCTCGTATCGGATACCTTCGCAACGCGCTGACCGTAAATCATACCGCAATAGCTTATACGGGCTACATGCTCGAAGCGCGCGTGGTGGAAGTTACCGTTACCTCCGCAAGCGTCGATATACTCAATCCCACTACCGGCGCGTTTGTTCCCGGCACCAAACCCAAGCAGATCGAGACTCAAATAGAGTTTCAGATTATAGCTGGCGGCACGTATCCGCCGGCAGCGTATTTCCCCGCTTTCTCCGGAGCTCCGTGGACGCCGATTATGATGTTTTTTACCGATGCCGACGGGCACTTCCACGGCACCGGAGCCGCCTCTTCAAACGTGTTTTACGATTTAAGAAACGATATCCGAGACGCGATAGGCGACATTTGTCCGTACATCGTCGGCACATACGGCACGCAGCATAGAAACGATGTTGTGGTTGATGATTTTTACGTTGTTTCTAAAGGCGGAGGCGGCTCGTGGTACTCATCGAACTTTCACGCGCGTGTCGGCTCCAACCGCGTTTTCGCGCGCTTTGTCGGCGGCGCGGGCGTTCAGGAAGAGATAATGCAAGGGTATACACGCGCGGTAAGCACTCTTGAACACATGTATCTAGTGCCGCTAATAGCCAATGGGATCGAAGCGTATCCGGTCGTTATTCGAGACAGTAACTCCACCGAGAACGACGCGCATCACACTACTAAAGGTATCCCGGTCGCTACCAATATCCAGCCTATTCGCGGAGGCCACCACGCAAGCCTAGAGGTGCCATGGCTGACAACGGGTTTGTTTGCTCAGTTCGAATCGGTGCCTGCGGAAAAAGCGGTTCACGTAGTGAGCTATTGGCTCGATGACCCGAACAAGCACGCTTACTATCAGCAAACAAGCGGCGGCAAACATATCGTATTACAGCGGCCTGAATACACGTCTTACGATCCGCTCAAGTTCTCGTTTACCGATACCAATCCGAGCGGGGAACAAGTACACACGATAAACCTGTTGGGCAAAATCCCGAGTAACGCGAAGACGGTGATGGTCTCTATTGAGGGCATGATCGGCTGCGGCTTGACCATCATGTACATCAATCGTCAGGGATGCACCGGACCGTCGCTCTGGATGTATCGCGAGAACCTCGACCCATCGGGGTCGGTCTATTTCAGTCGAGGACCGTTCGAGATTGCTCTAAACCACGATACGGCCAGCGACGCGACGCTCGCGTTCAACGTCATTATGAGCTCGATATCGTCGACCGGAGTAAACGTTGTCAACCTATACGTGAACGGCTGGTCTTTATAGGAGGCGGTTATGGCTACTGCAAGTATACTGATAAACGGGGACCCATGGGCTTATGAGGCGCAAATCGGCGATGAAGTCGACCTGAGCAACGATGACGACGGAGACGAGCAAACATATCTTTGGGAGCTTGCCGATATTCCCGATTATAGTGATGCAGAGCTCGATGACGAGACAGCGGCCTCAACGTCTTTCGTTCCCGATTGCGAGGGAACCTATCTTATCCGTCTTACCGTAGACGAGGGACTTGCTACCGAATCTATCGCCACCGCTGCGGTATATATTTACGACGTCAAAGATAACCTAGTTCGACTGCCGGCTGCGGGCGAAACGACGGAAGTAGATTCCGAAAAAAACGGAGGGTGGAAGTACGCGGTCAACTTTTTGCTCAAAAGACTTAATGACTTCAAGGCCAATCCGGGCAAGATGGTCGCGATGTGGGCCGACGCTAATAAGTGTACAACGTACCAAGCCGTTACGTTTATTGGTGCCTCGCTTCTGAAAGAAGGCTGGCCGGAAGAAGAGCTGATCGTATCGGTATTGCCGATGTTAGGCTCTTATCAATCTATAGAGTGGATGCCGATAGGTCTTGTAACAGGAGATGCGACGTATGAAGGATTCTCCGTATCGCCCGACACGCTATGCAGGGTGTTGACTTTCGGAATGGTGCCAACTTCGGTCTATCTGCCAGGGGCAAACGTCGGAGACCCGATCTTCATCGATGACTCGGGTTATATTTCTCTTTCTCCTGGCACTTACACCAGATGCGTTGGCCATGTAGTCGAACCGAGCGGCGATTACGCGTACGTCTTCTTTACCAACTACGCGTATTATATCGGCGGAGGCGGAGGAGGGAGTTAGACGATGTCAATCGCGTATGTCGTAGGCGTTGTCGAGGACGGCTCGGTACGAGGGCCACTGGTACCGATCAATCCCCGCCGAACTCTTCGGGGATATTGGGGCTCGGGAATGCTCGTGCGAATGGCAGTAGTCCGTCCTGGCGGAGATCCGGTCGATATCGAGCTGTCGCGCATGGTACTGACGGTGCGCCGGCGCTCGTGGGACCTCGATGACGAAGCCGAATACCGAAACGAGGTGGTTATAGGAGCAGACCCCGAGCTCGATATCGGCCGAGTGGATTTCCTGATACCCGGCACCCGAATGCGCAGCTTTGTTCCCGGCTGGTACGCGTACGACATATGGTGGATAGGACCACTCGGAGATGCCGAGTGCGTGCTTGGCACAAGCGCGTTTGTCGTTGAGCCATCGGTCGGGGTGTTTGACGATACCGATATCTCGGAAGCTTCTTACGTGACCGCCGATCAAATCCTAGTGCTGGCCCTGAACGTTCCAGTAGTTGCAGGAGCATCGAGACCTTGAGAAGAATAGAGCACGGCGCCATTAAGGCTTCCGATAGGTACCCAAGCGACCCCAAGGGCCGAGGGATTCATCCTATTGCGGGATTCAACGCCGTGCTCAACGAAGCGGCTCGGCTTGCTATCGCGCAGACCAGTGCCGACCGAAACCGAGTCGTGGAGCAAATCGGGGGCGATGTGCCGGGCCTGTATGCCGCCGATGGCTCGGGCGGATGGCTGTACCTCGGAGGGTTCGATATTATCGGCGCCTATAGCCTCGCGCAGCACGCCGAGCGGCACCGGGCGATGGGCGAGGACCCGATCCTAGTGGGACTATATTCGGCTACCGTCGATGTCGCCGTTCGAGATATGGTCTACATCAGCGGCTCGTACGCAGTCGACCGGGCGGATAACTCCGTGCCGGGTCGGGCGCCGATCATCGGCGCGGCTATCGCCAAACCCACCTCTACCTCGGCAATCGTTACCTACTTTGGCGTAATCGACGGATACTCGGGCCTGACTGCGGGTGCGGATATCTTTTTAGGAACAAACGGCGGTATAATCGAACCACCGCTTCCCACTACACTCGGTCTTGTAATGCAAAAGGTAGGACAAGCTTTGAGCGATACGGCGCTACTTCTTGACCCCGAACAGCCGATAGCTTTATAAAGGGAGTATACCCATGGGCACGATGAAGGCGAAAAAGCCTAAGAAAACCAAAAAGAACAAGCCGAGAAAAGTCACCATATCGGACAAGACGCAAGGCTCAACCATCGATGTAAAGCTGTATGCGCTCAACCAAGCGGTGGCAGAGCCGTTTATGCGAGACGGACAGTTCTCGTTTCGAGTGGCTTTTGACAAAACTAACCTTACCGGCCCTCTAGTGGTTTACGGCAAAAATAAGTGTCCCGTCATTAGCATGGCGCCCGATGACGTTTTGCAGTGCGAAAACGAGACCGCGCAGCGCATGATCGAAAACTTCATCGCCCCCAACAATACACTCAGAAACGGCGTAGCGCGCACGGGCGGCAAGATGTTTGCCGATGTAACGGGCACCGAGAATCAATACGATATCGATTTGGACGCGATTTTTGACGCGGTTCCATAAAGGAGTCTGGCAATGGCATTAGCTCTAAAACTTGATTCGAGTACTGGATTTTTAGCACAACTGGCGGTTGGCGATTCGCTCGACATAGACGTTATCAGCCAGCGCACCGCTGGCACCGATATGACCATCGGCGCCAACCTCGGAGCGAGCGACGAGCTGCAACTCGGCAAACTCGGCGAAATGGTCCGGGTCATGGGCGACCTGACCGTTGATGGATCTGAAACCGTCTCTACCGACGAGACGGTTACCGGAGTTTTCACCGCCAACGGAGACGTGAACCTCGGTAGCGGCGACGGGGACGACGTCCATATCGGAGGCGGAGTCTTAGACGTCGTCACTCTCAAGGCCGACCTTATCGTCGGACAGACGGCCACGGGAGTTGGCGATTCGTTTTCGGGCACAGCTCCCGCAATGACGCTGACCGACTCGTCAGGCGCATTCGACGCGAGCTTCGTTGGCAAATCCATCACTATCGCGGGAGCGACCACGGGCGGCAATAACGGGACGTTCACAATCCTGACCGTTCCTGGGCCGACTTCGGTTACCTATTCCAACGGCTCGGGAGCAGCGGAAGCGTTTACCGGTACGTGGAGCGTTGCCGGGGTCGGCAAGGTCTCAATCGGCTCCTCGGTCACCGACTACTTACAAGCGTTGTGGCTGCAAGCGGTCAACGACAACTCGCCTAACTCCGATGCGTATCGCCTCAACGCTTCAGGTACGCAAGCGGGCGCGTACGCGATTGGTATCGATGCCACTCTCTTGACTCATGTAAGCAGCACTTCGACCGACTTGATGACCGCGCTTGACGAACTCGATCAAGCTATTAGCAGCGCTACCGGTACGCTGCAAAGCTCCTACGAAGCGGGCAATACCATCGCCGTGACCGCTGGCCAAGGGATAATCGATTTCTCAAACGACACGTCGGGCGATACCACCACGGTCTTGGAAGTAAGCAAAACCCCCGCGCAAGCCACCGGTACCGGTGACTCGTTTAGCGGCACGGCTCCAAGCATGACCCTGACGGACTCGGGAGCGACGTTCCTGACGGGCATGATCGGTCAGACGGTAGTTATCACAGGCTCCACTACGCCCGCTAACGACGGGCCATTCACCATTACCGGAGTGCCGACGCCCACCTCTATCACGTATCAGAACGCGATCGGCGTGGCGGAGGCGTTCACCGGCACCTGGACGATCCCCAAGACCGATGGTTTGACGCTCAAAGTCTCTACCGGCGCCAATGTGGTAGGCGACGCGGTCACGATCGAAAACGGCGGTACGGGTAATGCTTTGAAAGTGGTAGACGGCTCTACCACCGTTCTCCTAGTGGATGGTTCTGGTAAGGCGGAAGTTACCCCGACCACTAATCAGAACGCGGTGATTACAACCGCAGGCTCGGGTGTTGTAGATATCAACTCCGGGGCCGCAATCACTATTGACGCCGCGGGCAACTCCCACTTCACCGTCGCAGCCGCCGACCTGACGCTTTCGACCACCAGCTCGGGCAATGTAGTAGTCACCGCCGCAGGAGTATTGAACGCGGACGCGGCCTCGGTGGAAATCGATGCTACGGGCACTATTGGTATCGAAAGCAGCGGTGGCGCCATTAGCATCGGCGCCGATGCAGTAGCGCAAAACGTCAATATCGGTACCGGGGCCGCGGCTCGAACGATTACCGTTGGTAACGCGAGTTCGACCGAGGTCGAGGTAAACGCCGCCCTTGTCGATATCAACGCGGGAGCAAGCGGCATTACGATTGACGCCGCAGGCGCCTCTCACTTCAATACCTCCTCGGGCAATCTGAGCTTTGACGCTGCGGCCGCCGAGCTCGTGTTCGACGACGTTGGCAATAGCGGCATTACGCTCTCTCAGAGTTCGGACCGCACTCTTTCGGAGACGGCCGCCGGCGAGGTGTTCGAGGGAGTTACCTCTATCATCGGTGCTCTCAACGCCTTGGCCGATGTGCAAGTGCTCGGCCCGTACCAAGCGCTACCGATTGAAAACGGCATTACGGTGGCGGCAGGCGATTGCGCCGCGCAGTCTACTACCACGGGACGCGTGACTCTTTGGGACGGCAACGAATCGGCCAACCCGCGCTTTATCGGTATATTCGTCACGGGCGGTACCGGCAACCCCGGCGGCACGGTGCTTGCCAAGGTAGCGCTACCTGGCGCGCTTGTGACCGACTCGGGAGCTTCGTGGACCGCAGGAGCGGCCCTGTTTGGCCCCGAGGGGACGGGCAAACCAGTGGCTCTGGCCTCCGCTCCTAACGACGCGGCAGACGCGTTCAAGCGCTTAGGGTTTGCGCATACCGCTACTTCGATGTTTCTCGATCCAGGACCGACCGTTATTCTGAGCTAACAAATGGCTATAAAGAGTAAACCAAAAACGCCGGCGGTGAGTAAAAAGCCGTCGGTAAAAAAGCCCTCCCCCGGTGCCGCGGTGTCGGTATCGCAAATCATCCCGGTCAACAAACCCGCCGATGTTGCGTTACCCAAACCGCCCCCGCTGCCTATCCCAATCGAAAAGGCGGTACTATCGCCCGAGCTTTTAGCCACGGTAAAGACCGAGCCGCCGACGGCCAAGGCGGTCCCGCTTGTAGACGAGCGGGAAAAGGCGCGTGAGGAAAGGCGGCTCAAAAAGCAAGCCGAAATGGACGCCTTGCGGCAACGCCGCGAGGCCGCTAACGCGGGAGTGCCCGCAGACTCTCTGCCTCCAATACACGCGCCCGTAACAGCGTTGCCAAGACCGGTGCCGCGCCTTGTGCCGCCTCCGTCGCCAATAGCGGCCAATGACAAGGGTGAGGTCAGAGCGACCATCCCCGAGGCGCTCAAGTACAAGCTGCTTTATTGCGAGAGTGCGCACCGCACGGTGGCCGCTCCGTTAGTAGCTGCTCTAACGGCGGCGGCTAAAGCCAAGCTATCAGCGGATATCGCGCTGGCGATAAAGACGGACCCGAGCTGCAAGGCCGCCGCTGATAAAATGCAGGTTTGCGTCAACGAGATACTGGACGCTTTGCAGCCGAGTTTACCTCCTGGATACGCGGTAAAGTTTTTGAAAACCGAAGAGGGATTTGCGATTTGTAACTTCGATCCCGAGAGCGCGGGAAAGAGGGTTCAAGTTGCCTAATGGCTATAGCGCTGATACTCGGCTCCGACGGCTTCTTGGCTCAAGTGGCCAGTGGAGAAGCGCTACAAGCCGACTCGTTTGAGCGCAAATCAGCCTCGGGAAATCTTGCGGTAGGTGCGCTTCTTAGCACCGAGGAGCTACAGCTCGGCTCGGCCACGGCACTGGTACATGCGCTCGGAGACGCCGAGGTCGATGGCTATATCGAAATCATCGATACCACGGCTCCGGGAAACGCGGGTGCGGGCCGGGGCCGAATCTATAAAAAAACCAGCGACGATGGGCTTTTTTGGATTCCAGATGCGGGAGGGGCCGAGGTCGATCTGACCGATAAAGTCTCCGCCGACAACCATCGGCTTCTTGATACGCTCACGCACGAGCTCGATGAGAGCTATTACGAGGAATACACGTACTCGGGCGGCTATGTTTCCAATGCCACCGTGTGGACCAGCGCTGGCAAGACCTTGAAAATACGCGAGTACGACTACACGTACGGCTCGGGCAAGATGACCGGGTCGGTTGAAAAACAGTACGACGGCTCGGGCACTCTGGTTGAGACGCTAACCAAAACGTACGCGTGGACCGGCAGCAGGCTAACTAGTGTAACTTGTGTTAGGAGTTGATATGGAAGCCTTTATCGTAATCGACGAATCAACACCACGGGTTATTGCCGGAACGTATCAGTTCGACCGCGACATAGGCGGTACGTTGATAATACCGAGCGGTTCTTCGTTCCCGAGCGAAGCGCAGGCGCAAGAACTGTTCTGGCGGAAGGACGAGCATAAACTCTATCGGCGAAACGATGGGAACACAGCGTGGGACCCCGTGCTTGCCGACCTTCCGACCGTGCCGATATTAGTTCAAGAGTATCACAAGATAACCGCTGGTGAGGACGCGGCGGGATTTTTTACATTGGCGGGCGCTCCTATAGATTCGGGTATGGTGCTATTGGTGATGCACAAAGGTCCGATGCAAGTCAACAAGGTGCTGGTTGGTTCGACGGGAGCTACGCCAGACTACGAAATACAAAACGGTAACGAGGTCCATATAAACGGCAACGGCGGAGCTACCGGACTTACTGGGGATATAAAGACGAATAAAGTGGTGCAGGTAACCTATACGATGGTGGCGGTATGACAAAGACTAGTCGTGATAATATTGAAGAATCGGCGGCCGACTCTACGATTGTCGATCTTGCGGACGATTACGCGTGGACCGGAGAACACGACTTTTCCGATGGCACCGTCGAGGTAGCAGCTCCTACCGCAGACGGCAATCCGACTACCTACGCGATGTGGCTGGCTAAGAAAAACAAAGACCCCGCCTTTGTGCGCGCTCAGGGCAATCTCGATCTGTCGGCTCCAGGAGCTACTATCGATAGCCAAACCATGAGCACCGATTTGCGGGTAATATGCGACCAGCAGACGGCAACCTCTCAGGACGGCGTCTATCTTTGGAAGGGCGCGAGCACTCCGATGGTTCGGGCGGCAGATTTCGCCGCCGGGATGGCCGTCTCGGGCGCTACCATAGGAGTGCAAACCGGTACCGACGCTGGGGTACGGTTCGTGTTTTCTAACGCTCCGGGAAGCGATGTAGTTGGTACCGACGACCTTGAGTTGCGTATGACCTCTGGCGAGCCGGAACTCCTTTCCAACGTTATGTCGACTGGCCTATTAAAGGGCGGAGTGATCACCAAGCACGGCGCCGATCCTACTACCACGGTAGATATCTCCGCGGGCGTCGGGTATATAGTGAATAACTATACTGACCCGGAAAACCCCGTGCGTACCCGCGTTCAGTGGGACACCAAAACCAGCGTCTCGCTTACTTACCTCGGCTCCTCCACTATCTCGTATCTCGCTATCGACGCGGACGGCGATGTTATCGAGTTCGCCTCTAGGCCTAGTGCTGTCGATTGGCGCGACTACATCATGCTCGGAGGCGTTGGCCACGAGAATCATTCTTATCTCACCAACGTCTCTCCGGTGACCAATATCGCGTACGACGTGCAGCAGCAGACGTTGGAGTTTTTAGAGTGGTTCGGCGATTTCAAGATTTCGGGCAACGTTATGGGGCCATATGGCACCGATCTGAGAGTCAAGCGAACTGCGGGCTCCGCGTTCAAGCGCGACGGCAACTACTACAACAGCGCCAAGGACCTCAGTACGATCGCTAACGCGATAGGCAATCCGCAGCTTTTGGTAGGAGCATATAGGAATACAAGCGACGTTTTTGTTCCCACTTCCTACGGGTATAACCTCGACCCGAACAATTACGACCCCGGTAGCAATGCGGGACTGGTCAGCGTTCCGTCGGGCAAGTGGACAAATCAGTATTTTTTCAAATACGCCTCGGTTGATTTGATCGTTGTAGTCCAATATGGACAGACGTATTACGACGACAAGGCTACCGCCCTCGCTCACCTACAGGACGGTTTCACGTTCGACCCCGATCTTACTACGTGTATATTCCTCGGTTACGTCACGATTCAGCAGGGAACTACCGACGACAGTAATACCGCGTACGCGGTGTTTACGCCGTCGGGCAAATTCGGCCTTGCCACGATGATAAGCGGCGCGGGCGGTGGCGAGGTAAACACAGCGAGCAATGTTGGCACTAGCGGTGTTGGCGTCTTCGTGCAGAAGTCGGGCGTGGATTTGCAGTTCAAGAACGTCAAGGCCGCCTCCACCAAGGTCTCGGTTACCGACAACGCTACGCCCCACACGATAGACGTGGACGTGGTTCCGGGCAATATCAGTCACGCCGATCTCGCTAGTGCGAGCATAGGCACCAACAGTCACGCCACGATCGATAGCCATATCGCCAGCGTGGCCAATCCGCACTCGGTTACTAAAACTCAAGTCAGCCTTGGCAACGTCTCGGACGCCCTACAGCTATTAGACTCCAACTGGCCAGCGGCGTCGGTCGATAGCGAGATAATGCTTTTCAGTGGCACCTCGGGCAAGGCTGCCAAGCGCGCTACCGGCTCGGGACTTGTCAAGGTCACCTCCGGGGTTATGGGCATAGGAGCGGCTGGCACCGACTACGAGGAAGTAATAGCGGCGGGCGCGTCCCCGCAGTTTTTCGGGTGGGATAAAACGTGGCGCGTACCTGCATGGCCGACTGGGTATATTGCGCGACTAGGCTTATCGAGGAACGGCACCAATCCCAACTATCAGATCGATATAGCGGTTGGGTGCGCGAGGAGCGATGACGACACGACGAATTTACAACCCACCGCTACGATAACGATAAGCCTTACCGCTTCGGGTGCAAACGGGCTTGATACCGGCTCGGAGGCGTCGGCAACTTGGTACTATATCTGGCTGATTTACAATCCGAGCACCGTCACGTACGCGGGTTTGTTTAGTCTCAGTTCCAGCTCTCCGACGTTGCCAAGCGGATACACCAAGAAAAAACGGCTTGGAGTATGGCGCAATAACGGTTCGGGCAACCTTATGGCGGCGGTACAAGAAATCGCGGCCGGCACCTTGCGCAAGTATAAATACTCGGGGGAGGCGCAAAGCACCGTAAACGTCCTCAACGGAGGCACCGCAACCTCTTTTACCGATGTCAACTGCGCCTCGTTTATCCCGCCGACTTCGACACTAGGATGCTTTTTGATTCAGCATTGGTCGGGTAGATCCTACACTTCATATGTAAAGATACGTCCTAACGGCGCGACAGTAGATCCTGGCACTTGGGTTCAGTATGGCGGCAGTAATGCGGAGAACGCGCTAGGTGGACCGTTCAGAGATACCGCCAGCTCGGTCATGGACGTACCTACGGATGGATCGCAAATCATTGAGTACGCGAACAGTGCTACTACTGAAAGCTGCTCGATCTGGGCTGTTGGTTTTACAGAGTTTATTTAGGAGGATTAGATGGCATATAACGCATTGACGGATAACGCTACGGGCGCGGTGCTTCGGTACGGATACTCGGAGTTCACGGGAGATCCCGATTACGACGCGGGCACGATGACGCAAGTCGCGCTCAACGACGGAGCTCAGCCGGTAACGGATTTACCGCTTTACTATCAGAAGATAGTGGCGGGAAACTTTGTCGAGATGAGCGCGGCGGAAAAAAGCGCCGTGCAGGACGCAGGTCTTGCCCCAGAAGACAAAACCACGGGCATGATTATAGGCACCGATTCTCTTTTCAAAGTTGGTACCGACAACTACGACGCTTGGTACTCGTCGCCGAGCACGGGTGCGAACCTGACCACTGGCGCTATCGCGGCAAACACTCTATACGCTATGCCGCTGATATTGCCGATAGCTCTGCGCATCGACCGAATCGCGATAAACGTTACCACCGCCGGGACGGGAAGCGCGCGACTCGGTATATACAAGGACAAGCTCGGATACCCGAAGAAGCTCAAGTACGACGCCGGCGAAGTGGATATCTCAACGACGGGAGCCAAGAAAATCACCGGCAATCAGAAACTCGATCCGGGCTTTTATTGGATGGTCGTCGTCAGTAATGGCACTCCTACGATTCGCTGCTTTACCAAAGACGGGCTTCAAAACCTACTCGGCTGGTCGAGCACCTTGCCGAACAACCCCAACTACGGACTGAGCGTAGCTTTTACTTACGCGGCGCTACCGGACCAGTTTCCCGCGTCGCCGTCGTTTATCAATGCGGTACCGATCCCAACCATTTGGGTTAGGGCCGACAAGCTGATTTAGTGTAAACTATCGGTAAAAGGAGAGACGATCATGAACCTATTGGCGAAAGTAAGAGACGTTTTGCAGTTTGGCTCGGGAGGCCCTCGGCTTGGGAGAAACTACCTGAGCACCGAGGGCTTAGACGCGCTCAACAAGGCCGGAGACGGCTTTGTGGCGATGCGTGGCGCCTCTCCTGATACCGATGACGGTTTTGTCACCAAGCGCTACCTCGAAGTGCGCGCCGGCGCGGTGGTTACGGGCCAGATCAATGGCGGCTCGGTCGCCGCCGTTGTCAATGGCGCTATCTACATCTGTACCACCGCCGGCGGGGTCTACGTTCTGAAGACCTTGTACCGCGGGGAAAGCGGCGCGTGGGTAGCCTACACGCCCTTTGACGGGCAGAGCATCAAGGTCACAACCGCTCTATCGGGCGGTACCAACACCTACTCCGCGGACCACGTGTACCTTTGGGACGCCACGACAAGCGCGTGGCTTGACCAGGGTTCCAGTGCGGACCTAACCACGCACGCGGGCCTCACCGCTGCGCACGGGGCCACGGGAGCCGTTGTAGGCACTACCAATAGCCAATCGCTCGGGGCAAAGACCTTAGACAACACCTGTACCGTCAACATCAAGGATACGAGCCTTACGGTACAGGCCGCGGGCGAGGCGACAAGCCGCGCTCAGCTTTTGGTTTCGGGAGTTACCGCGGGTCAGACACGAATCCTCACGGTGCAGGACAAAGACATCACCGTTGCCGACGAAGCCAAAAAGCTCGAAGTCCGCACCGTTGCTATCACGTTTTCCAACACGGGAGCCAATAACGTGGGGGCCGTAGTGCCAGCGGGCGCCAAGGTTTTGGCGGTCCTCGTAAAGGTCACCGAGCTATTCAACGGCACGAGCCCCACGCTTTCGGTTGGCAAAGCGGGCGCGGTCGATGAGCTTCAGGCTACGACCGATAACGATCTGACCAAGACGGGCATGAACCCCGTGTGGGCGCTTTTGACCTACGCGAGCGCTACTCAGCTTATCGCAACTCTATCGGTTACTGGCAGTCCGAGCACGGGAGCTTGCGAAATCGCGATAATCTTCGCGCGAGCGTAAAACCGCTTGGAAGAAGTACTAAGAGCGCTCGGGCCGTACACCACGCCTCTCAATGTGATTTTGCTATTCGGTATGGCGTGGCTCGCGCGAGACCGGTCTAAAATCTGGGCCGCGCTCGAAACGGCTCAGCGCGAGCTTATTGCGGAAAAAGAAAAGCGCTCCGATATGCTCGACAGAAACTATCAAGAGTTTTTGGAGCGCGGCGAAGTCATGGTACAAACTCTGACCGATTTCAACCGATGCGCCAACGAGGTGCTTTTGAGGGCAAAGCCGCCGAGAAAAGAGCGCAAAACCATCGACGACAGATAGCCAATGAAGGAGTCAATCAAAAGCATTTTTCGGTTCGACCCCGAACTCGCTAAGCTGCTTCACAAGGTGCAGAAAAAGCTCGAAGAAAGCGAACGGCGAGAACAGGAGGCTTTTGAACTGATGCGAGAAAAGCGACTGTCAGTAGACCCGAGGCCCGCGTCCAAAAGGCCGTCCGGCGGGCCAAATAAGTAAGTGGTCTTATAACCCCGGCCTTTGCGAGGTTTGACAGATGATGATCTCAACCGATAGCTGGTTTGTCGCGGGCGACAAAGACCCGCCACTGATTCACATACCGTCGGTGCGGACGTGCTTTATCGTGCAGCCGCCAAATGGGTTGTGCTGGCATGCAACGATATCCGATACACCGCCTCGGGGCGATGAAGAGCTGGCGCACTGGATCGAGAAGATGCCCGTTGAGGGTGAACTACCCCGGAGCTGGCATTTGCTGATCACGCGCGAGGGTCGCGGTATTCAATCGATCCCGACTAACAAGGGCGCGTGGCATATTGGCAAGAAATGGAAGGCCATCGCTTACGGGTGCGGGGATAAGCCGGTAAATCTCAACATGCACCTATTGGGCGTAGAGCTTGAAAACGTCGGTGAGGTCAAGGAAAAGCCCGCAGGGTCGCGACTTTTTTACCGCTGGCCATACGCGCAAAAACAGTCTCTTCTAATCGAGCCGATAAAAGTGGTGGAGGTCGGCGGCAAGTGGTACGAGAGCTTTACTGCCGAACAACAAGAGTTTGCCAAGATGATAGTTGCAGCGTGCCGCCTCAAGTGGGGTTGGGAGCGAAAGAAATTCGAGCACGGCCACTTCATGTATAATCCCAACAAGACCGATCCAAGCCCGGTTTGGATGAAGTACTGTTTGCCGAAAATCCTTGATGACGTTTACCGAAAGGAAAGCGAGCCATGAACAAAGTTGACACTACCAATATGCTCTATCAGATAATGGTCTATCTTTCGCCGGTAATTATGGCGCTTATCGCGTGGCTATCGACCGAGTCGGCGAGGCTGATTCGTTCGAAAATAAAAGACCAAGACGTGCAAACCGCCTTGCTTCATGTCGATGAGCTGATTACTACAGCGGTAACAAATACCGCGCAGACCTTTGTGGACAATATCCGAGCCAACACAAAGGACGGCAAGATCCCCATCGAAGCGCAACAGGATGCCAAGAGACAGACTCTTATCGCGGTGCAAACTTATATTGGACAAAACGCGGGCACTCTTGCCAAGCTTCTCGGCTTTGCAGACCAGAAGACGTTAGAGCAGTTTCTCTTGGCGAAAATCGAAAGATGTGTACATTCGCTAAAGCCGGAGAATTCTTGACGGGTTTTGAGTACGACGATTTAGAAACCACGCCCGTTTGCTGTACCCATTCGAAGGTAGTTTATAATCCCGTCGACCACGTTGACGGAAAAATAAAAATCGATCGCTGGACGTGTAGCAAATGCGGGCTTGTGTTTGCCCCGCGGGTCTATAATCCGCCTTGGTATAAACAGTTGTGGCTATTTATTTTGTTTAAGTGCTCTGGTATATTTCGATCATGAAAACACGCAATCGCCTGTCCATTATATTTCTCGTTACGGCACTGACTCTAAGCGGCTGCGCCGCGATTCCGCTCATCGTCAAGATAGCGGACGCGATTATGCAAAACACTATCGTCATTGACGAGATACAGAATTTCGTTGACATGTGGTTTGCACAACGGCCTGATGCCAACGGGCAGAGAATCGCAAACGATGTGATTCAATCCACTCGGTTGGCTTTGGAAGGTCTAATACAAATCGCTCGCGGGGCCAAAGACGTCAGCGACAAGGACTATGTCGCCGCACTTGATAAGTTCGAAAAGGCGTGGGCCGATATGCTGCAAATCCTCGATAAGTACGGGGTCAAAGAGCAGAGCAAAGGGCTTTACAGCGCGCGAGCGGGCGGCCATCTCCTTGTCGCAAAGCCGAACTTCCCGAGGGCGCGGTGAAAAACCGCTTAGGCTGGAAGCCGTCGCCGCCCAAAGAGCCGGGGCAAAAGCCCGACTGGTCCGCAACGCGGATTCTAAAAGCGGTTGAGCCGCCCAAGGCTGCCTCCGCTAAAGACTTGATACTCAACATTCTGGACCAAGGCAATTTACCGACGTGCGTGCTGAACGCGGTAATGCAGAACATTCGCGCTTGCCACGTCGAGCAAGGCATAGTCAATCCCGTGCTCGGCTCTCGCCTGTTTGGCTATAAGCTCGCCATGGCCTCGCAAGGCAACCCCGTCGAGCCCGAGGGCACCGATTACAGAACGGTGTTTGAAGCGCTTGCCAAGCTCGGCTTTCCGGCCGAAAGCGCGTGGCCGTACCGTACGGGCAGCGATGACAAAGACCGGCCCTACTGGTCGTTGATGCCCGATACGATGGCGTTTGTCCTCGCCAATAAGCAGAAAACGGCGCTCACCTATCACCGCATACTCGGTAGCGGCCCCGAGCGAAAGCTCGGTATCCAGCAAGCTATCAGCCAAAGGCCAAGGCACCTTGTGCTTTTCGGCGCTCAGGTGAGCAATCAGTTTTGCTATAACGAGTACAAAGGAAAGCTCGTACCTCTGCCCTCGTGGGGCGACATCGCCGGAGGCCACGCTCTTATTGCAGCGGGCTACGATGAGGACGGAGTGGACGTGCCGAACTCTTGGGCTGACGATTGGGGCGATGACGGTTGGTGCCGATTCTCTTGGGAGTACCTACTATCGGAGTTTTGCGACGACTTTTGGATCGTCGAGCACGCGGCGTATTTCGCAAAGGCGGCTTAAGCCATGCGCGTATTTATCGCCAGCGTATTTATCTTCTTAGCCTGTAGCAGCAATGGTAACCCGACGGCCATCAAGGTTACCGAACTCGCTCCCAAGCCAGCGACACGGGTTGTAGAGCCGTCCTCGGTCGTGGTAATCAGTGCTCCTTCTGTTACCACGGCCGAGGCGGCAAAGGCGGTTACGTGCGCTCAGGCGTGCGCTAACATGGCCAAGCTCAAGCACCCGGCGGCCACCAAGCATCCCAAGGGCGTCACGTGCGAAAGCGTTTGCAAAGACGTGCAGGCGAGCAAACTTATCAAGTGGAACCTCAAGTGTCGCGCTGGGGCAAAAACCAAAAAGGCGGTCGACCAATGCGAAAGGTAACCCCCATGCCAATGGCGCCGATACTTGTATTGATAATCCTCGGCTGTAGCAACGGCTGCGGTCCCGCTCCTACTCCTGTACCGCCGCACGAGCCGGTACCGGTTGAGGCTACTTGCAAGAGCGTATGCGCGCACGGCGACGAGCTGGGGTGCGATTGGGCGGCAACGCAGGCCAACTGCTCCGAGGTTTGCAACAACGTGCAGGCAAGCGGAATACTTCGGTGGGATCTCGATTGCCGAATCAAGGCCGAGACGTGCGCGGCGGTGGACGAGTGCGAGCGGTAGAGCTGGCAACTGTCCAATATTTTAGGGTAGTTCGCAACGGCACTTCGACACAGCTCTCGGGGACGGGCAAGCGTAAGGCGGCTTGACGCCTATACGTTGCGGGTATAACGTAAGTTTGTGAACGATGCTCTAAGGTTCATTGACGTTCGACAAGGCTTTCAATGGGACGAGGGCAATTTGTACAAGAACTGGAAATCGCATCGAGTCTCGGTTGAAGAGGCGGAGCAGGTTTTTCACAACGAGCCAATCGATTTTTTTGAAGACCTCAATCATTCCTCCGTTGAGCCGCGTTATGGCGTTTACGGAAAGACGGATGAAGGACGGTGTCTGTTTATAGTTTTTACCATTCGAGCGAAACTTGTACGGGTTATCTCAGCGCGAGACCAGAACCGAGAAGAAAGTAAAGTGTATGAACAAAAGAGAAAGTAAAAAGATAAAGCCAATCCCGGTTTTTGAAAACGAGGATCAGGAGCGCGAGTTCTGGGCTGGCCATAGCGCCGTTGATTACTTCGATATGAAAAAAATAACGAGGGTATGGGGCGGTTTTCCGAATCTAAAGCGCTCTGCCAGTAAGGTTCGCGAGAGGATGGTAAAAGCGGGTTAGGTTTTCTTTTTGCGCCGCCTTATAGCCGCCTCTTACTCTATGTGTCGTTACGGGGAAACGGGGGCGAAGTTTATCACCACCACCTTCGGGTTGTCGGTGGACTTCCATCCCTGTTGGTTATTTAGCGTATCCCAAACGGCAAAGTAGCGCTCTCGGGTCGCGGGCTCTACCGCACAGGCGTAAGCGCCAGCGTCGTTGATGTCTTGAAGCTGCTCGATCCTCACTGCCACGACGCGCACCTTACCGACAACGGGGCCGGTGGAATAAGCTTTTATTCCCACCTTCTCGCCGACCATCCAGTACTTCTGTCCCGACTTGCCGCAGATGGCGGCTCGGGTGGAGTTGTCGGGCATCTTGATCTGTTCAAGAGACCAATCGGCGTTGCAGCATTGACGTATCTCGGTCTTTCTGCCCGTCAAAGCGTACTGTACAGCCTTGTCGGAAGATTCGATTGTGAGTGCTAATCCCATGGTAGCGGTCTCCTTTTACGTCGGCTCAAAGCGTATCACACCCGCGCGGCGGTTGTCTTGTAACCTCCTCTTGGTATTGCTCTCGGTCATAAGGGAAAAGCTTTTCGCAAGCTCGTGCAAGTATCTGGGTCATCGTATAGAGAGCCCTTCTTGGCTCTTCGAAAACGTTACTTGCATCGCAGATAAACTTTTCGCCCAATGAAGAAGTGCCACGGTAGTAGTCGAGATCGCGCAAAGCAAACTTCGATTCTAAAGCCTTGTAAGCTCTGTCGCGGTCTTTATCCATGGCTGTGGGCTGAAACCTCGCGCCGACTCTAATAGTGAAATCTCGGTCGTTATCGGTGGTTATCTCTATCGAGAAGGTTCGCATTTTATTAACCTTTAGAGGCCTTTTCGGCTGCCATTGGTTTTGAAAAGCTTTTCGGCCGCGTCTCTTAGAATAGTGCTCATTTCGTAAAGCGGCATTTTCAACTCGCCGGTAGCGAGGGCGGCTTCTTTGATAAAGTCTTCGCCCATCACTTCGGGCTTGGAGATTGTTCCGATTTCTACGATGCTAAACTCTCGGTCGAAGTAGCGCGCGGTGATATCGGCGTTTACGCCAGGGGGCGGTTCTGGCGATGCTTCAAACCGAGCTATCACGCGAACTCGGCCGTTGTTATAGTTCATGACTTCAAGAATCAAAGAGCGCATCGGTCTACCTCGCCAGTGTTTCACGTATTCGGTTTTTGAACGCGTCTTGCCCGAGTTCATCGAGACATCGATAGACATCGGCCAATAGCTCGCGGTACTCCTGAAGCCGCTCGGGGTCGGTCCGGGCGTGCTGTTGAGGCCGAGACTCGGCGGTGAGCGTCCAGGAGACATCATGGATAGAGAGCTCTTTTGCTCTGAAGGTCGATTCCATAATGAACCTTACGTGCTCGATTTTAAACGCCTTACACGAGTGAACGACAAACTCGGCGCGTCCGAGCTCGGGCCAGGTATGGATCATCGCCCCCGAGGTCGACCAAACGGCGGTACCGGTGACTCCGCCCGAATCAGCCTCGGGGTCGGCCGGCGTTTTGGTGTCGGCTACAACTCGTATCAGGTGCGGGCCGTTGATGAGCTTCATTTTCGTGCGCTCGGTAATCTCGGTCAACGCGCGCTCGACGTGCTTTTCGCTGTTGAGCAGATCCCTATCGCCTTGGAGCGTACCGATAACGAGCTTGCCGGTCAGTGGGTTCATGATAGCAGGGGCCTTCTTTCGTCAAAGTATTGTCCGATTCGTTTAAGCTCGATCGTTAGTCTGTAGATTGCGGCAAAAGGCCTTTCGTTGGAAACTTCCTTGATTGATTTCCATTCGTCTTCGACTTCCTTGCCAACGTTGATTTGCACATAGTACTTGCCGTCGATTTTCACGATACGCCGAAGAGGGCGATTCTCATCGAATAGCCATTGAACAATGACAGTCTCTTTCATGGATTTATCGTTTCACGTGAAACGCGGCGAGAGCGTCCCCATGCCTTGTTTCCATGAGTTTCAAGTACTCCCGGCTAAGTCTGGAAAACTCGACCTCCGCTTCGATAAGGCGCGCCGGGTCTTTATCGAGTAAATGACGATACACGTCACGTAGTATCACGCCGCGAGCGCGCTTGTTGCGCGCAATCTCTTGGTCAACGGAGGCTTTCATTCAGTGGTCTCTCTAAGAGCAACCGCCGACAGAAGCGATTGCGCCAGCACAAATGCTTGGCGCGGCGAAAGCCGAATCGAAGCAAGTTCGGTGGGCCTGATAGTTGTGCTATCGGGCTCTATATCGATATCGAGACGAAGGCCAGCGCCGTCGGGGCCGTTGTCTCTAACGGCCAGCAAGACAGACGCTTTTCGGTTATTCAAGCACCACTCGTCGGTATCCATTAGCAGGCCGAGAGCGGTGTCGAGAAACCAGCCCTCGACCCAAGCTTTGCGATCGGATAGCTTTTGATGAGAATCTGCTTCATTGACATGTACGTGCGCCATCGTACGGATTTGCGCGATATCAAAATCGTAGTACGGATCGCCGGCAACGATTTCTTCGTGTGATTGCTTCATGTTCGCTAAACCCCCAGCATCGCTAGAACGCGATTTTTTACATACGTTAGTCTTGTACGGATATACGTGAGTAAAAAGTGCCGCTGCACTATCAGCGGGACAAACTCCATACCGCACCCAAGGCAGTACCAGCGCTCGGCTCGGATGTAGCCGTCTTCACCGAATTTCTCAACGGTGATTTTGGTGTGTGCGCACGCCGCTGCGTAGCCGGTCGGGTCGTGACGAGCTGAGTTCATCTCGGTCATGTCGCACGTCTCATGGAGTAAAAGTAGTTAGCGGTTTTTCCGCAATCGACGCGGCGAAGGCGAGAGGAGGGATTGTCCATAGGACCGCCCCAATAGCTCGCCCGTCCCCGGCACGGGTCTTTGATATCGCCGTCGATCACGCTCTGGGCTCGTTGCAGCACCGTGAGCCACATGGGGCGGTACTTTTCCCACGGCAGTTTTCGGGGCCACTTGTTGGGCTCATTGCCCTCGGCGTCGAGGTTGTAGATCCATTCGAGACGCGGCGAGCGGCGGTAAAAGCCGCGATACTGGCGCTTGAAGCCCGAGCAATAGGCTCGAATCATGTCGGTCAGAGTTGCATCGGGGTTGTGTCTCTTGACGATTTTGTGCTTTCTCAAAAGCACGTAACCGAGTGCGGCGTGGTCTTTTTCCTGTTTGAAATCGGCCTCGGCGACCATCGCTTTGGCGAGCCATACGGCGTCTTCGGTTGGGGCCTCGGCCGCTACTTTAGGCGCTACCGATGCGGTCAAGAATAGGAATAGTAACTTAGTCTTCATTGGCTATCCTCAGTAAACGTACGACGGGACAATAATCAGGCTTGCCGCGCTCCGGTAGTGGGCAACGGCAAGCCAGGTTTTTTCCTCGAAACGCGAGTTTTACGTCAGATACATTTATATCGGGAATTAGACCCGCACGCAATGCCATCTCGAAATCATCGGCGGCAAAAGCGCGAGGATTCTTTACCCCCTCGAAATTCAAAAGCACCGCCGGGTAGCGGTGCGGGTAGTTGTACTTTGCCAAAGTATCGACCCGAACGACCTCAAGTCCGTTAGGCGAGGGAGGCACGATATCGTTTACAACGCGTAGTCTTACGGGAGTTGCATTACACATTGTATTGCTCAACGCTTACGATTACGCCTTCGAGTCGGCTTTTGGTAATCGCCACGCTCATCACACGCGGCAGTACCGTTTTGTCGTTTTCCCAAATAACGCCCTGAAGTCCGTCTTGGATAGACTTGATAACATTGTCTTGGTCCGGGTGGCGTTTGGACGGATACACGATATCGAGGTTCATTACAAACCAGTAATCGATACCCTTGAGCCCAACGATCTTTAGCCACATCAGCCGCCGCCTGAGCTCCTCGCGGCAGTAGAACGCGACTTTGGATTCATACGTGTGAGTCTCTTGCGGAGTGAACACTTTGCCCCGAGCCCCCAGCCTTGGACGCTGTTTGCCAACCGGAGGTCCTGGTACGAAAAAAGTCAACGGCTCTAACCTTACGGGCATCGCTCGGTATAACTCGTGTAAGTCAGCAAAAAAAGCGCCCGTTCTTGGACGGAGACATACCCGTCGTTGCGCGAGCGCCTTTCGCTCATGGCGTATTTGATGTTATCTTCGGTAGACTTATTCATTTTGCTATCTCCTGAGATTGCGTCGCCAACGCGGCAAGCCTGTCCTCCTCGGCCTCCTTGGCGAGGACCTCTTCGAGTTCTCGCTGCTTTCGGTCCCATTCTTTGTTGGCTTTGTCGTAAATCGCCTTGGTGTTGCCCGTCCCCTCGGAGTCGGGACCGTAGCCCGGTTTTGATTTGATCGGCTTAGGCGGCTCGAAGTAATGCCCGATCTTTTGAACCCATGAGCCGAGCGGGTAACTGTTGTTGTGCAAGAACGGCTCGGTGGATTTGTAGAAGTTTCGAAGCGATTGGCGCGCTACCCGAACGGGAGAAAGATTTTTTTCTTCGGCAATCGCAACGATTTCATCGACGGCGTCTTGACGAAGTTGATAGTCGCTATGCTTGGGTCTATACGAAGTAAGATTTTTCATTCGCCGCTCGACGTCGATTAGCTTTGCCAAAACGTTGCTGTCAAACAGCTTCGGCTCTTCGGGCGGCTCGGCGGCTTTGGGCGAGGTCGGCGTCGGCGCCGCCGGCGGCTTTGGCGTTGTGGTTGGCTCGGGCCTAGATTTTAGCGGTTTGGCACAAGCTCCGTTGCCGGGAACCGCAACGATTCCCGCTTTGACTCGCTTGGCGAGCAACATCTCTTGCGCCTTGAGCGCCGTGCTCGAAAGCGGGGCAAGGCCCGGCATCGAGGGCAAGATTTTTCCTAGCGGCTTCGGCTCCGAATCGCGCTCCGAGGGTGAGGGTACCGAACCGTGCGGCGTGTCACCCGGTTTTGGCGTGCAGTCGGGTTCGGTCTCACTCGGCGTTTGGGCGTCGGCCTCGTGCGCGCGCTCGCGCGTAAGACTTGCAATTACTTCTACCGGGTTACGCAACGTTCTGGAATTCCCTTCCTTTCCTTTCCCTTCCACGCTGCTCCGCGTCGGGACGGGTGGGGTTTGCGTCGGTGTCGCGTCGGCCACGAGTGAGTCGCGGGTCGGTGACGCGTCCCCCACGCGTCCCCCACGCGTCGAAGTGTTTGAATCTGTTGGATTTTCCGGTTCGCCCTCGGGAGGCGGTGGAAGAATGGACGCGGCCTCTCGACTGTTGATTGATTGATGGCGTGAGAAAGTGCGCACGTAGCCGTACTCGCGCCCACCGGTAGCATACTTAACTACAAACCCACGCGTGGCTAACGCGTCGAGCACGCGTGAGAAGTCCCCATCCCAGTACGGCAAGACGAGCGATTTTAGGGCGCGCGGACGCCACTCAAATCGTCCCTCGCGGTCCGCCTGGCACCATAGACCGGTGAAGGCTTGAAAGACGGGCAAACCGGTTTCTTGGCCAAGGTCCCAAAGGTCTTCGGCAAGGTAGACCTCGGGCTTGATGGTTCGGATACGGTTGCCTTTTTTCGGGTCTGTCAAAGCGTCGGTTGCCTCGGTGGCGGTCGTCAGAGCGATAGCGACTTAAAAAGTTTGATCTGTCTATGCCATGGTGCCGCCAAGCGCTCGGCTTGGAGATTGCAGCGATACCGCGACCGGGACGGGTCAGTACAGCGCCTTATCCAAAGCCGAACGCTCCGCAGCACCATGGACATAAACCCGCGCATTAGTTGCCGTCTTCTTCGCCTTCTAATACTTGGTCTATCGCCTCGGCGACCTCCGCCTTTTTGTGCCGCCGGCGAGCACTGGAAATCGGTAGCTCTAGCTGCAACTCGTCCTTGGTCATGGTGCGCTTTTCGACGATTTCCTCCGCGTCGGTGCGAATGCAAAACATCTGCTGCGAGACGTACTCGGGACGCCACTCGCACACCACTGGGCGGTAGGCGCGCCTTTCGGCCACCTCGTCACTCAGTCCACTCGCTTTTTGCATCAGCTCATCGAGCTGACTTTTGTAGCGGCTATTGACAGCCTTTTTTTCCTCTTCGACCTTCGCCATGTCGAGCCACACGTGTGCCAGCTCGTCGGCCTTGATTCGCAACTCTTCTTCGGTCAGTAGCACGGCTAACGTTCGGGTTTCTTGCAGCATTGTCGGTCTCCTTTGATCGCTCGCAGTTTGAGAGCTTTGTCCGTCTTTGCGTCCGACCCGATCGCGCCGGTTGCGCCATCGCTCGGCTCGCAGTAAGCTTTGGTTTCTTTCTTAGGAGAGGCGCCCGCGTTTTTTTTCGGTGCTTTTCCGCCGTCCTTACCGCCCCCCCAAGGCCCCTTGCCGTTTACCGGCTCATCGGTCGAGTACTCGCGCTTGATGAAAAGCTCTTCGAGCTTGCAATGAAAAACCTCCGCCAGTGCTTGTAGCTTCTCGTATGACGGACACATTTCCCCACGCTCATAGCGGGCGATGGTATTGGCCTCGACCCCTATGCGGTCGCCTAACTTTCGCTGACTCAACCCCTCGTGCTGGCGCATGGCGGCGATCTGCAAAACGCTTTCAAGCTTGGGAGCGTCCTTGCCCCGTCCAAATCGAGCCGCTTCGTCTGCTTGAAACTGCATCATCGCGGCCAGCCGCGACTGTCGCGAGTCTCTTGGTACAGTGCCCTTACGAGAAAACATATACCTAACTCGAATATACTAGTTACGAAATGGCGTCAAGAACTTTTTGGAGGCATAGTTAACCGTGCACAAGAAAGCCGCGTCTAAGGAGATCGGGAGGCGGATCGCGCTCGCGAGGGAACGGGCGGGATTTACTCAAGCGGCGTTCGCCCGCGAGATGGGAGTGACGCAAAACACCGCCTGTCGATGGGAGCAAGGCGTTCTTTCCCCAGGGGTCGCGCACTTCTTGGAAATCTCGAAAGTAGCCGATTGTTCGCTAGATTATCT